GCTGGCGAGACTTCAGCGACAGTTAAGCCGCAAGGTCAAATTCAGCAACAACTGGCAGAAGCAGAAACGCAAAATACAGCGACTGCATTCCCGTATCGCAAATATCCGCAGGGACTACCTTCACAAAGTCACAACGACCGTCAGCAAAAACCACGCAATGATAGTCATTGAGGATTTGAAGGTCAGCAACATGTCAAAGTCAGCAGCGGGTACGGTCAGCCAGCCGGGGCGCAATGTCCGGGCAAAATCAGGTTTAAACCGTTCGATACTGGATCAGGGCTGGTATGAAATGCGCCGCCAGCTTGAGTACAAGCAGCTCTGGCGTGGCGGTCAGGTGCTTGCTGTTCCGCCAGCGTACACAAGCCAGCGTTGCGCGTGCTGTGGTCATACAGCGAAAGAAAATCGCCTGTCACAAAGTAAATTCAGATGCCAGGTATGTGGATATACAGCGAACGCCGATGTAAACGGCGCTCGTAACATTTTAGCGGCGGGGCACGCCGTACTTGCCTGTGGAGGGATGGTGCAGTCAGGCCGCCCGTTGAATCAGGAACCCACCGAAATGATTCAGGCGACAGCCTGAACGTAGCAGGAATCCACGCCCTTCGGGGCGTGGAGGATGTCACGCTGCCTCTTTAATGTTGGCGGCTATCCATGCCGCCGTGTGCTGTTTAACCTGGTCCAGGTCGATGTATGTGCCAACATATTGACTCAAGTCCTGTAACGTACCGATAAATGCATCAGTGCTCTGATCGACGAATTTATCAGCCAGGAAATCAGCAACCAGTTTTGGCACACCATCATGTTCCGAAGGTTGTTTTTCCTCGCCACTACCACCGCCGGACGCGCCGTACCCCATCTGTTGCATGATCTGGTCAATTTCATCGCTGATATCCAGCAACTCCATACCACTCGCGATAGCCGCTTTGGACATCAGAGCATCCAACTTATCGCTGAGATCCATTAACTCAATAGCTGATAGTGTCATGCCGCTACCCCCGCTTTCTGGATTGCTACCAGCAGATCAGCCAGGTGGCGAGCAGCGCCATTAACCAGCTCTTCGTTTTCCTCAAAACGCCCGGCAGCCTGAAGGGCTGCAATCGCTTCCCGGACATTACCCCGGGCGTTACGGATCTCCGCCATGTCAGTGCTTTGCATATCCATCACGTTATTGAGATATTCAATGGCTTTATTAGCCTCTGCATCTGCTTCGCTAACCGTTTCATCAGGCTGTGCCGGGGCAGGTTCTGGCTGAGTAATCTCACCGACTTCGGCCTGCAATGCATTGATCATGCTCTGCACCATTTTCTCGGTGCCAGCGCCCCCCGGAAACGCAATATTGGGGAAAGTTTTTTGAAACTGAGTTTTCAGCATTACGCGGAACTCGTCTGGTGAGCTGGTGGCCAGATCCAGAGCTTTTTGTGCATATTTGCCAAACGGACCATTAGTAAGTGTCTTCGCCAGGAAGTCGAAAGAATCCTCGCGAGGCAATAACTTCAGGTCGTACTCACTCATTTGCTGATCAGAAAGCGGGGTATCGTAAGTAGCAATGCCGTAGCGTGCATATTCATAATACGGGTCACCTTCATCAGGGCGCGGCAGAATTGCTTTGTTACCTTCAGGTATTGCGCCAGGGGCCGCCGGACGCATTTGCAAGGCATATCGATATGCACCTACAGAGACTTCTGGTTCAGGCGAAGAGCTACCGGTATCCTCCGCTGGTTCAGGTTCGACGTTTTCCGGTTTATGTTCTTCTGGTTGGACCAGATATTCCGATACATTACCCGCTTTATAGGCTTTAAACAGCTTGCCGATCGCATCTGCCATGTCCACACCCTGTATGGATTTAGCCTTGATCATGTACACGCTGCCATCCGAATCGGTTAACTGGATATACCCTTCGCCGTCCTCAATGAATTGCTTCATTGATGCTCCATTACTGAGCGTCACTTCCCCGTTCATATGCATACGATTTTTGATACTGGCAAGGCGATCCGTCAGCGCGCGCGAGTGCCCACCAGTCATCCCCGCTGGATCAATGGTATCGCGCCCACCTGTGCGATTGAGCTGATCAATCTCCGTCTGCAAACGCTCATTCTCTTCATAAAGAGAATCCGCTTCCGATGCAACAGCGTTAATTTTCTGCTCCAGATCTACCTTCTGCCCTTCTACCGCTGTCACCTGATCCGCGAGGTCGCTCATGGCATCCTCTTTCTGGTCACTGTCAGCCTGTAGTTGGGTTATTTCATCAACCAGGGCTTTTTTCTTCTTCTGCGCACGCTGGAATTTTGCCGAGTTTTTCTCTGCAAGGTTGGCAAGTTTCATGGTGACCTGCGCCAGCGTCATATCACGTCCACTCATCGGAGCAACGGTATGAGTAACGTCTTTTTTATTCAGTAAGAACTGGAAAGCAATCAGCGTATCGCTATTGGTGATCCGGTTTTCCGCTGTCGGGCTATGAAACAGAATGCTGATAGTCTGACCATCACTGAGCGGAATAATGGCTGGCAGGACCGGCAGCCCGTTAACGTTACGTGCCCGGCCAATTTCAGCACCGCCGATCGCGCGCGCGCCGCTCTGGGCCACATCCCCCGTTTTATCACTCCCCGCAGAGATTCCGGTACCATTCAGCTTCTGGTTCAATGCCCGGACAAATGCCTGCATGGTCCGGTGTAACTGCAAACGAGTAGAACTAATCGCCTCCAGTAAATCCGTAGCACACCAGTGGATCGGCGTGTCATAGAAGAACGTAGCCTCGATTTCCTCCAGGGTGTTGGATTCCGTCATCAGATAGCGGTCCTCACCGGCCATTAATGCGCGATATTCATCATCAGTCACTGGCGGGGGAAGCACGTCAAGCCCAGGCTTGATCGTCACCCCTTTATTGATATTGAACTGTTCCATGTTAATTTCCTGCTTTCAGTTGCTTAAGACGGCGTTTGAGTTCGCCATTTCGGGCCTTTTCGTTATTGAGTCGGCCTGTCTCCTTATCCAGCTTCGCCCGCAAATCAGTGATCTGCTGTTGATTGAAAGACACCGAGTTCTGCGCTGATTTATAAGCGGCAACCACCTGAGCATTCCGCTGTTTTGCCTCTTGCAGGCGCTGAAAGTTGGATTTTACTGCCGGTTTCTTGTCTACCGGATTGGCAACACGCTTCGCTTTGGCGATCAGTGATTTCTGGAATTTTGCGGAGTTTTTGCGGGCCGCTTGCCCCATGACGGTACCAAGCGTCTTGATATCCGGCGATTGAGCGTTAGGAATAGCTTTTCCATTCAGCCTCACAGACGATATATCGCCAGTATCGTTTACCTGTATGGCAAGAATTTGTCCGTCGTTAAGAACCAGCTTTGCGGTTTTAACTTTAACGCCATCTTTCGTTGTTGCGCGGTTGCTGGAGTCAACCTCAATTACCGTAACACCGGTTTTATTGATCGCCGCGATAAGGGATTTCAGCCCCTTTTCATTAACCTGGTCAAAATCGACCGTTGCATACTTATTTTTCGTCATCTGACACATCCTGTGCGAGATTTATTACGTAACTTCTGCGGATTTGCTGAGTAACAGGGAAAATCCGATACAACGGGTTAATGAACGAGTCGCCATGCGTAACCATGACGTTGAAATGCCACAGTCGCTCTCCTTTACCCATATATTCAGTGGGTATGTACAACCATTCACTGTTTTCGCCCTGTTCAGCCGACGTCAAACAACGTTGTTCGCCTTCAATCACTGTCGTCGGCTTCTGAACATCGCGGATCCAATATCTGACCGTTGCGCCGCGCAAAAACGGGAATTTAGACCGGTATTTGAACGGCACCCGGATGAAACCCGGTTTAATTTCCACATCACCAAGTTCTAAATGCGTGATGTCCTTGCGTTTTAGCAAATAGCGATCGGCTAAGGCTAACGCAAGAACGCATACACCCCAGCCAATCATTTCCCGCCTCCCTTTTTCACCAAACTTGTAAGAACATTCAGAATGCTATCGATATTCACTCGTTTCATCCCTGAAATCACCTCATGACCGTTATTGCTGGCTATCGTTACCATTAAGTACGTAATTGATAACTCCCAGCCCTCGTGTTGCCCCAATAGGTACGCCACCGCGCCAGCTGTCACTGCAACAAAGATCTCCGTAACCAATCCCAACAAATTGCCAGACTGGCGACCGTCTCGGACATCCATCAGGAACGTGCCTATCCCACCAATTACTGAAAGCAGGAGCGCAATAGCAACTGGAGCTAATTCCTGTGTGTCAAGCACAAGTTCCCTCCTACGTTGTCAGGAGGTAATGGTATGCAAAGTAACTTCTCAACCGGTTATGTTGCATAAGAGACTTACCTATTCAACCGACTTTTGGAACCTTCAATAATAAGCCTGCTATTGGCGCTGAAAATAAGAACCATGCAGCTCTGAAGGCTTTCATTCATATCCTTATATTCCGCGAGATACATGCCAATAAAGCCAGCAAGTACGGCGGAAATACATTCGGCCAGCAATTTCTTGCATGAAGACTCGTAACGGTTTTCACATAGCCCACTCAAATACGAATACACCCCACCAAGAAGGGATAACATCACGATATGTACATAAAATGTCATTTTTTACCTATACAACAGTAAGTTGAACAACATCTGAGAACGGTATGCACTTTGTGATTTCCACACACACTGGTTTTGTTAATTAAAACCAGTAGCATGCAATAAATAACGATAGTGGGCAGAAAATATGCTAATAGGCTATGTACGCATATAGACAAATGAACAAAACACAGCTATGCAGTGAAAAGCACTTGAAAGCGCAGGATGTGAGCTAATTTTTGCGAATAAGGCGAGCAGCAAAAAGGCTGGGCACCCTGGGTTAAAAAAGGTTCTGCGTATGCTTTCCAGAGGTGATACCCTAGTCTCGGGCTAGGGACAACATTTCGAGGACAGTTTTCATTAGCGGTCAGCAGGCGCTAGATACATCGAATTGATGTGCCGCGCGATAAATGTACCTATTCTATCAAGATAAATTACACCGACGCGGCATTAGAATTACAGCTCAGATTGAGTTTGGCGCTTCTCTACAGGATGATAACGATAAATCGTCGATACACCGATATCGTAAATAATTGCCAACTGTTTCCTGCTGTAGCCATTTTCGATCAACCTCGCTATTTGCTCATGTTGTTCTTTTGTCAACTTCGGGCGACGTCCGCCAATGCGTCCCTGTTCGCGTGCAGCTGCCAGTCCGGCCAGTGTTCTCTCAACAATTAATTCACGTTCCATTTCTGCTAAAGCCCCCATGACGTGAAAAAAGAAACGCCCCATGGGTGTTGATGTGTCAATACTGTCTGTCAGACTACGGAAATTAACACCTTTTTCCCGCAACTCCTCTATAAGCGTGATAAGGTGTTTCATACTTCTGCCAAGCCTATCCAGCTTCCAGACAACCAGCGTATCTCCTTCTGATAACGTTCTGAGCAGCTTTTTCAAGCCTGGTCTGGCTGACTTTGTTCCGCTTATTTTATCTTCAAAAATCAGTTCACATCCTGCGCAGTTCAGTGCATTTCTTTGTAAATCTGTGTTTTGGTCATTTGTTGACACACGAATGTAGCCAATTTGCATGAAAAACAACCTCTTTGTTTAGTTAAAAATACATCGTTGGTATAGGTAGGGATTAAGACTAAAACGTTGGTTTGGGAGAAGGCTCGGCGCTGCCCGTTGGTGTACCTGTTCCATGGCCCTCAGCCACACCTCCAACGGGGTGGCTGAAATGCAATGGTGCAGCATTTTCTTCTGAAAAGTACCCAAATCTGGCAAAGGTTTACCCCACTAATAAATTGCCGGATCTACGGGGCGAATTTATTCGAGGTTGGGATGATGGACGAGGTGTGGATAATGGGCGAGCATTATTAAGCAGCCAAGAGGCTACAAACTTTTCTCAGCGTGCCGGAAATATAGGCGATGGTGCGGGGCACGCAATTAATTTTCATGATGGCATCGTCGGAAATCAGCCAGGATTTTCACGATTTAATTTCACCAGTAACTCTGTAGGTGATGGTATAAATTTTGTTGCTGTCAGGCCGCGAAATATCGCATTTAATTACATCGTAAGGGCGGCATAAAAACGTTGGTTTGGGAGAAGGCTCTGCATTACCTGTTGGTGTCCCTGTTCCGTGGCCTTCAGCCACTCCGCCAACAGGCTGGCTGAAATGCAACGGTGCGGCTTTTTCTGCTGAAGAATACCCGGAACTGGCAAAGGCTTACCCGACAAATAAATTGCCTGATTTACGTGGTGAGTTCATTCGTGGCTGGGATGACGGGCGCGGGATTGATCCAGGTCGCTCTATTTTAAGCGAGCAAGGATATGCAACGGAGGATCATGCTCACGGATTACCGTCAAAATCAACCGTAGCAACTGACAGCTCAATTAATTTCTACTTTGACGAGGCATGGGCTACTAGTGGTAATACGGGAGTTATCAGATGGGGGAACACAAGCGATGCAGGATTGCCAGCCCCTAATTATGGAACTTTTAAAACATATAAACAGTCCGTAGCTAATTTAGGTACTGCTGGCTTAGAAACCCGCCCTCGTAATATTGCATTTAATTATATTGTGAGGGCGGATTAATTATATCAACTGGCTGTAGAAAGTTGTTTTTCAGGCCAGTTGAGATCTGGTGCCGTGGTTAAATCCATCGCGTTCAGCTCGTCTATATAATCTAGCACGGAGTTAAGCTGCGTGGTTTCTGCCTGCGTCAACTTCCGTCCAGCCCGTAATTTCAACTGAATCAGACTAATGGAATCCATCGCAGTATCAATCAATGACTGACGTTTTGTTTCTGCTGCCTCTACAGCTGCACTATGTTGAGCCTCAGTATCAACCACCCATTTCTCTCCATCCCATTTGTCGTATGGTGTTAGCGGGGCGATAGTGGTTGTATTTTCCGGATAGTCACCCAACACCGTGATTTCTTCGGGATTCCCAGTGTCAATGCTATAGACAGTTTCGCCACGATGATCTGGCACATACTCCCATGAACTTAAATCCTCTGAACGGAGAATCGCATAACCTGCTTTATGTGAGCCTGGAGCATCCAAACAAGAATGTGCCGGAATACCAACGCCAACAGCAAGATATTCAGTTGATGCAGAAATATATTCCCGATTACCACCATCATAGTTATAAACGATAATGTTTCCTGCCTGTATGGCTATAAGTTCGCTATTTAATATCGCATTATCCATTATGCTGCTCTCACAATATAATTGAAGGCAATGTTACGTGGGCGGGTTTCATTCCCCCCAGATAACTCCGTTCTGTATTGACTGGTAAATTTACCATTAATCGCTCCTTCTTGGACGGCGTTATCTGTCGACAACAGACTATCCCCCCCTCTGTCATTTGGCACCAATACCGTGTTATCCCACGCGTCCCATGACCGAATATTATGATAATGACTTCCTGTTAACCACCCCTGTATGCTTAAGATGACCCTTCCCGCATCCACACCTCGCCCATCATCCCAACCACGGATAAACTCACCGCGTAAATCAGGTAATTTTAACGTTGGGTAAACCTTTGCCAGATTTGGGTACTTTTCAGAAGAAAATGCTGCACCATTGCATTTCAGCCACCCCGTTGGAGGTGTGGCTGATGGCCACGGAACGGGCACGCCAACGGGCAGTGCAGAGCCTTCCCCCAAACCAAGGTAATTAAGAACGCTCTGAATACTGGGCTTACTAAGAATTGCACGTCCAACACTTGTCAGTGCAGTTAACGCGGCACGATCAACCCCTGTGAAATAAGGGAGTTTATCTGCTGCGGTAGCTAGTGCCGCTAGAGCAGTGAGCGTAGCGTCTGCCGCTTGCTTTCCATTAGCCAAATCATATGCAGCCTTGACAGCTTTCGGTGTAGCGGCCAGCACTTCAGACGTGCTGTTAGTGGCACTACTGAGCTGAGTGATGCCTTTCGCTGTCAATGAAGCTGTTGGCACACCAGTAATCTGATTCCAGGGATGTGTATGACTGGATGGTGCCTTTCCGGCTGCTAGATCGTATGCAGCTTTAACCGCTTTTGGCGTTGCAGCTAATGTTTCAGAAGTGCTGTTGGTGTCGCTACTGAGCTGAACTATCCCTTTTTGTGTCGTGGTTGCATCCTGGGCTGTATACTTCCCGTTAGCCAGGTCATATGCAGCCTTGACAGCTTTCGGTGTGGCGGCCAGCACTTCAGACGTGCTGTTAGTAGCACTGCTGAGCTGAACTAATCCCTTTTGCGTTGTGCTTGCATCCTGCGCCGTATACTTGCTTTTCGCCAGATCGTAGGCTTTTTTAACTGCCAGCGAACTTGCAGCGACATCACTTCTGGTACTGGTTACAGAGTCGGAAATTTCAATGCCTATCGTGAGATCGATGCGGTCGGATACATCTATCATTTCCTGAGTAATAGCAGATACGCCAGCAGGGATATTCACCGTACAAACAAGCAGTTCCCCATCTCCTAACTGATATGAATCGGTATAGGTTCTGGCAACAAATTCAGCCGCATGAATATGTGACGCGGTATTAACCTGATAAGAATCTTCTCCAAGGAGGTATCTTCCCTTCAGCACAATTGCATATTTCTTACCTGCGCTAAGTGCAAGAGAAATATCCTTACGCTGCTGAATAGTTACCTGGTAGAATTCACCAATATTCACTGACGCCGCGCCAGCGGTTTTATCACCATCCACTGAGGTGATTAACAGGTTCATTCCACCGCCAGGCTTAGGCAAGAAACCAGCATAAAATCCCGGGTCAACAATTCCCCTGAATTTTCGGTTTAGAGCGGCTGACAGATATGGTTCGTGGTATTGCACATCAGCCACCAGAGCCAACGACTCGGGTGATGGGTAAGTAACCGATGTAACAACTGTAACGTCATTCATCAAGCATATCCTTATGCTGTAGTCGAGTTTATGGCCATAACTGCGGTATATGTTTTGCCCACATACAGCGAGTCTTCTTGGACACAAATAATGGCGATTGGCTTATTCTCGTTATCCAGAACAACCAGAGTGTTGAATGGGTAGTTTTTCCCTTCCTGCAACTGACTTTGATCAAGGTCCATTCGGACAGTAATTATCCCGCCTGAGTAGGTTGGGACGAGGTTGATGGTGCAAAATTGACTGGTCAGTTCTGCCAGATCGAAAGCCTTTGGCAGTTCTCCAATCTCATAAGTGCCATCTCCTTTCTTAGTAACCAGTGAACTGGTACCGAAAACGGCCTTGCTGATTAAAAATCGAGAGCCTTTGTTAATGGACGATTCAGCGCGCCGCTGATAGTAATAGTCCAACAACTGACTCTTATAGAGGTTTGTTGAGACGTCAGACATGATTTTCCCTAATCAATGTTGTGAAGCCTCATTGTAAGATAAGTAACTTGTCACCCCGCCCTGCGGACGGGGTGATTGTCACGCATCGCTATCCAACAGCAAATCATCTGCGCGGGTGCGATCAAACGTAGGCGTTGCTTTCACAATAGTGCCGCCCGGCGTTGCAGTGATCGGGGCGTTAATCGACGTAACTTCAGTAAGCGAAGTTGTATCCGAAGTTTCAAACCAGCAGAATGCTTTTTCGGTATCAGAAATCTCATTCAAAGTGATCATGTCGGCCTGTTCATTTACAACAACCGACAAATAGAGCGTAAGCCCATCAAACACTATATGCAGTGGCAGTAGAGGCTTTACGAACTGATTAAACTTTCTGAGAATTTCTTCTGTAATTGCGGACTGATCTATCGTTCCAGTAATACCCATTGTCCGGGCCAGGTCGTTTATGGGAATACTGATCATTCCTCTGGAAGTCAGAAACATCTCGCCGAATGTGCCGCCGGTGGTTTCCAGTGTGCTTTCTGGAATCAGGACCGTGCCATAGGGATGACGTTCAAAGTCCACCGGAGCATATATGGGATCCCATAAAACCGATATACCGTTAAATTCGCGATAAATTGTCTGGTTTATAGGGCGTTCAGTACCCTTAAAATGGATCTCATCAAACCGCTGTTGTAACAACATCGGAACGGAAGATGAATTCGACGTTCTGATAGTAAAAAACTGGCCAAGTTCATTTGTCCTAGTCTCCAGATCCTCCTTGCTCATGGAGAAAATAGACTTCCGGTTGGTAATTCGCTCCAACCATGGGTCAACAAAGGTGTCCATCATTGACTGAACCAAATCAGCCAATGATTTATAAAGTAATGACTTTTGCTTAGCTGATGTAAGCCGGTTATTAAACCAGGAACGTTGCATCACTCCTCCTCATACGAAATATTAAAGGTGGAGTTTTCTGTATCCAGATAAACGAAATCGTAAAAGCCGTTGGACTCATTCCACTCGACAAATTCCAGATAAAAGTCGCGGAAATAACCCAGCGTTTCGATAAATGCCCAAACGTCTTTTTTCTTGATTAGGATGTACTTGCCGACACGGTTCGGATCAAAGAAAGTTGAGTCACGCCCAAATTTTGTTTCCAGTGCCGACTTCAGCTCATCAGTCACGTTCTCAATGGTCAGGCTTGCCGATATCCGCCCAGTGATGGTGATCTTAAAGGGTAGTTTTCTGACCTCTTTATACGAGAATTTCTTGTTCAACTCATTCGGCACCTTCTTAAAGGCAGCCAGGATCATTTCTTCAAGCTCTGACTGGCTTTTGTTTGGATGCCATCCTGAAATAAATATCTTATTGATATTCCGAACATTATAAGCACCATCTAATTTCTCTTGCTGGCCTTCGCCCCATGCCTTTACCCAGGACAGTCCCGGGATGTTACGCACCAGAAAATACGTATAGTCCCCGCCCCATACGACCTGATCATCATAGGCAAGGTAATATTGTGCACGATTACGTGTGATCTCCGTTGTTTCGGCATCGGTACCTGCGGTTATGGGTGTCGTTGTCTTAACTGAAATCAAATTAGCTAAATTAGCCGCAGAATCGACAGGAGTCAGGTTTTGGCCAGCAACCAGGGTTATATCTCCGTTGGTGCACCATACCTTAAGTGTAATGGTCGAGCCTTCTGGCGGTATTTGCCCAATTAGCCCATCACCGAATCGAACCCCCAACTGCTCGGATGGCTTATAAAACTCAACGTAGACCTGGCTTTTACTACCGGCTAACCGGAACATAGTGCTGGAAGACCACTGCGTGGTCTTACCATCGGTCGTCACGAATACTTCCAGCTTATAGCAGACAGCAGTGAGAGCCTTTGATAACACGACTTCCAGAAATTCTTTGGCTGCCGTAACGGTATATGTCACCTCCTGGATTTCCAACTGTGCCACTTCTACCGTACCGGTGCCGTCAACCAACCTGCATACATCCATAGTCATGTAAGGGTACTGGTCGTCAGATATTAAAGGCATATTTTTGGGGATTACCGCTGGGGCATCTTCACTTGTGGCGGTGATCTCAATCATCCCCGATGACGGTGTTGGCTTGGTACCAACGTAACTATTCGTTTCTGCCGCTGCCAAGATAGAGGAACGCCGCGTCGCGGTCGATATAAAGCCTTCAGCCAGCGCCGCATCGGCATACTGAAAGCACCTGTAGACAATCTGGGTAATAAACAATGTCAGCATCGAGACAAATTGAGAGCCGACAAACTTCGACCAGAATGAATCTTTCTCGACAAGCTCTTCAAACTCTGCACGAATACTGTCTTTAGTCGGTGTTGTTTTACTCATAGCACCACGTCCTGTGTGATAGTTATATCCCTGATACGAATGGATATTTTCAACTTATCAAAAGCATCTCCCTCGGCTACTGACAAGCCAGAAATCGGTATGTCAGGTAAATCTACCGTCAGTTTTTGCAACAGCATTGCCTCAACCGCAATTTGAACATGCGACAAGTTGGTCGGTTCGTGTTTAAACTGCGGTAAAACATTGCCCCATGACGGATCTCCGTATACCTCACCCTGATAAGTGTTTAGCCACTCATATAAACGAGCGCCCCAGGCCTCCTCCTGGGACTCATACGTTTTTACGCCGGATAACTCCAGCGTCAGCAAAGGATCAATTTCGTTATTGTTGGCCATCAATCAACTCTCGCGTAGTCATTCATCAACGGATCATCAATTGACAGTGGCACCGTGCGCATAACGCCCGGTTGAGGCGTGCTGACCTTTACGACAGTTCCCTGGCCTTTCGCCGAGTCTTTAGTGTGCTCTTCAATCCTGGCAAGCAATGAGGTCATCTGCGCAAACAGCCGCTTCGTTTCACCATCAAGTGAAACGGTATTATCAGCCAACTGCATTGTCGGCTTGGCACCGGAGCCGCCAAGGTCACTAATAACCTGTCCGTCTATCTGCATACGACCGGTTGGTTGCTGCAAATCGTTGGCGGCAGTCGTCACCAGGGACGTGGAGGCTGGTTCAGGCGCATTATTTTTCCGCATCCCCGGCGAGTTGCGGAGTTTATCGAATAGTCCATCAATCCCCATTTGTGCGCCGAGTTGGTCAAAGTAACTTGAGTTGCTGGCCACCGGACGCGCCTCTTCAACTGGCATCGGAGTATCAACATACACATTGCCAGCTGCTGTTGCGGTCCCCTTCCCTCGTGCACGTTCTTCGAGCGTTCCCTGAACGACTTCCCGACGCATACCCCGGCCATTCATGAATTTGTTGACCAGATCGTTAACACCAACAGCATTGCCAATTTTGTCTACCAGACCGCCTTTCTCAAACGGGCTATCACCAGGGGTAAACGCCAGGCCAGTAGACTGATCGATAACAGCGTTATCAGGCAGCTTTTCGTGAATTGCTGGTGCGCTATGATCTACCTTAGAGCCATAAACGGCACCATTATTGAGCATCTGCTGATACCCTCTGACACGAGTAACATATTCGCCGGTACCGGCGACTACTCTCCCCTTATCAACATGCCCCATACCAGCATGATAGGCAGCTATTGCACGACCCTGATCACCGTTATAACGGTTCATCAGCATACTTAGGTATCTGGCGGCACCATCAGCTGCTTTTCGTGTATCCATGGCATCAGCATCGCTGAGTCCAAGATCCTCCCTTGTACCTTTAGTGATCTGAAAAGCCCCAAGGGCAGATGAAAGTTTGTTCCCGTTTTTGTCTACTGGATTTCCAGTTCTCTGGCCTGCACTAGACTCTGCGGATGCAACTGCTGACAGAATCCCTTTTTCAAGCCCATACTTACGTTCAAGCTCATCAAAATAATCGGCATTGTCAGAAATCCATTGGTATCCGGCAGCATTTAATTTTGGCAAAGAAACATCCTTGCCATTGTTAAATCGACGTTTATCTATCTCATATGCACTTAATGCTTCCTCCTTACCTGTAGCAGACTGGCCCAAGGCAGCATCAATTGTTTGTGCTGCTTTATTTCCTGTTTCTACGGCATTTGCCTTGATAATCTGATTGGCAGTTTCTTTAACTGTTTTATTGCTATCTTTCGCTGTATCTAGGGATGCATTTACAACACGAGTGACAATATTACCCTTTTTAGGGGTATATTCAGTTTTAGGAGCATTGCCCTCCTGACGTTCTTTAGCAGGTGTTTTTAATTCAGGTTTAACCTCTTTCGCATCCGCTTTTTTGACTAGCTTTGATGCAACCCAGGCTACAGGGGTGCTCTGAACAGCGGCATCTACAACTTCACCTGAAAGCTCTTTTGCGGCACTCCATAGATTACTGCCAGCCTCTTTAATGTATTTCCCTGGGTTCTTAATGAAATCAATTGCACTATTAATTGCATCACTGAAAACCTGTTTCAGGTTATCGACAGTAAAGAAGTTTTTGATGGCGTCTAATTTTTCGTTCAGATTCTTTGTAGTGTCACTGAACCAGGCTGAAATAGCATCGCCAATCTTGGCTGTGTAATCGTTGAATGTTGTGGATATGGTGTCACCAAGGTTAGAAATATATGTTTCTAAATTGGTAATCCCACTATCAATGGCCTGGGCAATACTTTCCGTCGAAAATGATTGCAACATATTGCCGATATCCTCAAATCCAAGTGATTTGAGAACGCCACCAATGGCATTGCTAATACCAGATACCAGTCCTCCCATATCGAGAACGTTAGCCAGTGTATAAGCCGCTTTTTGCTGAAAAGATGGATCTTCCCCATCCTTAAGCCCAAAGGTCCGACGTTGTGCTTCTGTATCATTCCAACCGGTTACCGCATCATAGATACCTCCAGCCACCGTGCCGACTAGCGGAATTGCGCGTAAAGCCCCCTTTGCAAAAGCCTTAACACCTAGTTTCTCCAATCCCTTAGTTGCAAGTTTTCCGGCACCGCGAGTAGCCAATTCGCCAGCTTCTTTGGCAGCAGCTTTTTTCCCACCAAAGCCCAATAAGCTTGCAACTTTTTTTATACCTAAAGCGCCTAGTGCCATCGAGCCAACTTTCTTTAGTGCCCCACGGCCAAAAATAAGGGAAGCAATACCACCGGCCCCCTTCCCTAACAGGCTAAATAATTTGGACAGCAAGCCGCCCTTCTTTTTCCCGGTGTTTTTGGCTATCTGATCAAGGGCGCTGAGAATCTTGTCATTGCCCTCTTTAATTTCGCTGGTCTGATCCTGAAGTTCCTGAACCGTCCGTTTTTGGGTGTTAACCTGAACGACATCGGCACTACTTTGCGATTTACGCCTAAAAAAACCTTTTCTACGGCTGTTATCGTCATTGCCACGAATCACATCGGCAATTGACTTTCTGGCACCATTAAGCGAACCGCCAACTTCTTTTGATATTCCGCCAAGCTCCTTTCCTGCTGCCCACAATGGACCAGCAACGGCATAACCTAAAGCATCGACGGCACGAGTCTCTGAAGGGTTACCTATGCCTTCAGCTACTTTTGACAGTTTTTTTAATAAACCCGATTCAGCATTTAGACGCTCATCATCCTCTTTGCGCCTGGCCTTTTCAGCACGTTCAGCACGGGCATCTTCCGCTGCGGCCTTACTCCCTGACTTTCCAATAAAACGACCACGCGCATCGCGTTGGTTTTGGCTTTTTTGCGCACCGCCTTTTTGACCGAACATTTCGCGAGCGTGTTCGGCTGCTTCGGTCCGTTGCGCCTTTACATCTTCTGTTATAGCCTTCCTGCGTCTTTTTTTACCCTTTGGTGTAGTTGATTTGGCCTGCTGTTCCTGTTGAGCAATGCCCTCCTGAACTACACGAGAAACGTCCCCTAAATTAAGCCGTTTCATTGCGTCAACAATAGGGTCTACTGATGGCGCATTGGCCACAAAGTCTGGCCGGGAATTTTCGATTGTTCGATTTAATGCCGACACACTGCGAGATACTGGGTCAACCGTTGCAACGCGTTCCCCTTTCAAATCACGAGCGAGTTTGACCGTTTCTAACCGCTGTGCTTTAACATCCTCTGTTATTGCCTCTCTTCGTCTATTTGGGGGATTGTGCGCTGTTGGTGCAGCCTGCTGTTCACGGTTAGTGACTTTGTCCTCCCGTATACGAGAAACGCCCCCTAAATTAAGCCGTTTCATTGCGTCAACAATAGAGTCCACTGATGGCGCATTGGTCACAAAGTCAGGACGTGAATTTTCGATTGTGCGATTTAATGCCGACACACTGCGAGAGACAGGATCAACTGTAGCAACTCGCCCCCCTTTCAAATCTTCAACGGCTTCCCGAATACCTGCAAGCTCTTCCAGCTCTTTTGCGCTGGCGGTTTCAACCGTCCTTATCACATCGTCAATGTTGGCGTTTTTTCTTTCCATGATCTTATCGCCTACCGCTTCGGTTTAAGTTTTTCTTCCAGTTTCTCCAACAGGAAAAACGCATAGGATTCAGTGAGCCTTTCAGCGTCCTGAATCGGTATACCCCCATACAAAACCAGGTTGGATACTAAGGTCTGATAGCTTTTCAATCCCCACCTGTGGAATGAAGTCGGTAGCCCGAAAGGGCACCCACAGACGGGTAAACGCACCCTCTGTGGACTCCTTTTTGTCCTGGTTTGGGCATTTATGCGGCGGGAGACGAAGACGCATTTCACCTTTATCGATGTAGCACGGTAAACCATGTTCGAGCTTTTCATGAGCCAGTCGGATGTGTGCCGCCAGCTTCATAAATTCAGTATCAATGGCCATCCGTTTAATCGTTTCATAACGACGCTCAGCCTGATCTTCACGAGTACCGCTAACATCGTTATAAAGCTCACACTGATAAGCGAATTCCCAAAAACGCAAATCAACGATCGCTTCTTTGAATTCCGCGTCGTCTTCAGGTGGCAATGCTGCACGGCGCATCTCCAGCATTTCCATTGCCCAACCATCAAGCGGCACGATACGCCATTGATAAGGCACGCCCTCTACAGACACCTCAATATCGTCAATGAACGGTTCCACTTCCAGGACCTGGATATCTTCAGCCAGAGCATTCATATCGCAATCGTAATAATGCTCTTTACCGCAATGTTTACAGGTGTAGGTGAATGTCTCGACCGGTGTTTCACGGGAGCCGGTAAATATCCACCATAACGCGGTAATCCGGTCCTGCGCCGTCCATGTCAGGGGATCATGTTTCGCGGGTTCAGCCAGCAAGGCTTTTAAATATGCCGTTGTCTGTTGTTCTTGTTCCTCCGGTGTTATCGAGTTGAAACGCATCGCATCAGCAATATTTGGCTGACGGAACTGGATCAATTCAGTTGGCCGCGATGGTAGCGGGAAAAGGGGTAAAAGCATCCTTGCTCCTTAATTCAAAGAGAAAAACTAAAGCCCAGAAGGGAAGCCAAAGAACTTGAGGATTGGTTAAACGTGCTGTGCAATGCGAAGGTCATTGGGAATGACTTAAATTCCGTGACCTGATCCCGCGCATAGGTGACATCGCCGGTAGTAACCGGGAATACCGTCATCTCATTTTCCAGTTTGGTTAAACCGGAAGACAGCAACCGATAAATACGCACATTGAGCAAATATTTAGACGGTATATTCCCGGTACCGTCCGGATTGATCACCCGACTTTTTGCCGTCTTAAACCAGTCCAAAACGAGGCCATCAACGGTATCCCTGACCATCATTGTTATCTGCCCAGGCGAACGCTCCGTTGGTTGAAGGATATTCCCTCCGCCGATTTTAATCGTTTCATATTCGATGCTGTAATCGTGGTAGGTAATATCTTTGGCAAAGAAGTCTGCCCCCTCCAGTCCATCAACTTCGACAGAGAACTGCCATCCTTGCGCGAACAGCATTTTGTTCATGATGATTGACGTCAGCTTACCAACTTCCCGCTCACCAACGCCGGAGCCAAATAATGTCGTCGTTAATGCCGAAGATACATAAGACTTTACTGAAGCAACATTAAGCCCCATATCAGCCCCCTCACTTCAACATGGATGAGAAAAGAACAATTCCCGGGATAATTGCCCTTGTTGCGCTCATTTTCTCTTCCAGATCCAGCTTTCGCTGATACAGAGAGTTCTCGTCGGATAAATTGCTGGCATCGAGTTTCCCCGCGATAGATATTCTTCGCAGGCGATCAGTGTTAGGTATCGCGATTAGCACTTCCAGATAGTCAGAAAGTAACCCAATGATTTCAGGTGGCACTTCTCCATTATCCAGATCCATATCACGCAAATTAGCCAGATATGACACATTCAGTGGGTATACCGCTCGATGGGTATCTTCAAGCTCGATATTCCCATCGTAAACGTCGGAGTAGACAAGATCGCCGGTGTGATCTGTAACCGATACGAGCGCAAGAAAATCAGCAGGGCAAGCAAGTGATTTACTGGCCTGATCAGTGAAGCGTATCCGCTTGATGTGCCCCGCTCTATCCTGGTAGGTTCCCAATGCTTTTCTTAGCAGGGATTCCAGTAAGGCAGGTTCATCCGCAATCAAAGGTGTGAAGCGGGATTTGACGTCTTCGAGTAATTGTCGTGGTGTCATTGAAACCTCGTAGAATCTGGTGTGTTAACCGATTCTACGAGTAGTCATTTGTTCATTGAGTAGGAATATTGTTGTCCGGGGGGTAATCAGTGTAGGTGGAATGAGGGATATGATATGGTTATCACATAATCAGGTTGTTTTGAGTAAAACAATAAAACGCCCTTTAATGGGCGTTTTTTTAAACTTAAATTGACTATCCTTTCAAATACTATTTTAATTCTATGTAATTTTTAAATTCTCCCTCATATTTATACATGATGCTATCAAATCCTTCCATTACATCAACGAATTGTTGTGAACATTCCGGCTTCCAAGGCGTACACTTACGAACCATATCCATTTTTTTCTTATCCTTCGTTGTATCGACTAAGGATAGGTACCCTATAAAATTCATCATCTGAACAGGATCTTGATTTGTGAATATATATTTGACGTTTTGCTTAGTAGGCGAAAAAGAATCAAAAGCAGGGAACATATATTCACCAGAAAAAGAGAGTGCAGCATCAATGACGTCTGTTGCAGGAGTGCAGTTGCTCAGAATTGGCACTAAGCTAAAATTAGCACCGGAGCACACTGCATATATATCATCCCCTTTTTTTAGTTTTAACAGAGAGTCTTGCTTTGAATCCAATATTTTCAATTTGATATAATTTAGTGGCGTTGCATTTTCCCCTGGAGTAAATAATTCTACAATTGGTTTATTATTCACCATTCTTATGGATTTTATTTCACCATACACAATTGGAATTGTGTTCCATTTTTCCTGAGCAGCAAATTCATTATCTTTAAAATCATTAACCAACTCAGATGGCAAATGATAACCAAATTGATTGTTCATTGCTTTCGAAGCAAATCCAGACAAATAGAATGCCCTTACTAAATCATAATCTTTCTTTGAGGTAGAAAGCCAATCTGGCAATTTATTATCAGCTATCGCGCTTCCAGCAAAAATAGCACAACAAAATGTTATTACATTAAATAATTTCATTTTCCATTCACTCATTAATCGGTTTAAACTCACTAATTAATTCACCAAGACTATTTGGGTATGCTTTATAAATAACATACTCCGAAGAGCCATCTGAATATTGGTAAACCCCATAACAGACCAGTTTATTTATTCCTTTCTGAATAGTTTTTTGATTATAAGAATCAACCACTGTTATTCCATATGACGATAATATTTCGTTATATTCTTCAATAAGAGCTTTTCTTGTTTCCACTGAATTGCAATCTACCTTCGAAAAGTCAACTTCATCAGCAAAAACATTAAATGTTAAAAAGGAAAGCACTAAAAACAAACGAATCAGCATAAATCCACTCCTACGCATGGATTAATAGTCATTGATCGCAAAGGCGTAAACGTGCCCAAGGTATTTCGTATAATCGGTACAAATCTCCTTTACGCTTGATGCTGCATTAACAGTCCCAGCCATAAATAATAACGGTAGTAATAGTTTTCTCATTATAACCTCACCTGCCTTATAACTCATTTAGGGTACATATTTTCGCCTTTAAAAAAAAGAGGTTATTAGATCCAACTGTGTATTTATTAAACAAATAATGCTCTAATAAATTTGTATTTTTAAGTCGCGAATGCTATCTTTTCGCATCATATTGACCTTTTAATCGTTCAGGCTTATAGTTCCACCGTCGTAGCAAATTCTGCGACCGGGTTTGACAGCCTGAATGTTAGTGCGGACAACCGCAGATTTCCGATATTGCGGTATTTTTGTGTCCGTAAACCGCGTTACGCCCGAATTATGGTGGGGCGTGATGGGGAGGCTTCGGCCTGCTGGTTTCACTAACGCCAGTCTGTCAACCCTGTCACGTCCTGCCACCTGTTTGACAGCGGGTAGCAGGTTGTTAAACCTGTTAGTGAGGCCGTAACTATGGTTAATGCCAATCCTTGCACACGCCCAGAATTCATCTGGCGTTTCTATTCCTGTAAAAAACACCACTATCACTTCGTTATCGCAGCAACTGAAGACGAAGCACGCTCTCAATTGCCTGATGGCCCCTGCATTTTTACTGCCCGTTTTTCTACTAACTCGCGCAATTCACTTAGTTACTGGAACCTCCCCTTCTCTGCCGACGTTCAGGGGGGTTTATGAAAAAAACCTCTCGTCACCCGTAATGAAATAGCCGAAGCGATCGCTTTGCATACTGCCTGTATGCCGACACGGGAGATCCCCGGCGCAATTGCTAACTATTTCATGATAACCAGGCGTTTTTATACCCGAACAGATAAGGCTGTGATCAACAGGCTACTGATAGCCGAGATCAGGGATTATTTGATTGAACAAGGACGTCTACGTTACGCAACAGTGGCAGCAGAAATAAGAAAGGAGGCACATAGAATGACCGGTAATAATTTGAATGTTGAAAAAACAGCACCTGTTACGTCAGCTACGCCAGCACCAGCCGTGAATATCATCCCCAACACCGGAGACACAATCGACAGCCAAACATTGTTGAAGATGGTCAATGAGGCACGCAAGTTATGTGGAGAACCAGAGGTTAGAAACAATAAATTCATCGAAAAAATACTCGATGAACTTGAAGGTGAATTTTACACAAAAAGTGCAAAATCCCATGGCACAAGGGCTGGGCGCTCTTTTGAGGTCATCACCATGACCTACAAACAAGCCCTGCGAGTCGCCGCGCGCGAGTCAAAAGCGGTCCGCCGTTCGCTGATCGACAAACTGGAAGAATTGCAGCAGGCAAACTCCCCTGCCCCATCGATCCCCCAAACATTACCAGAAGCTCTACGCCTGGCTGCCGAGTTGGCAGAACAGAAAATGCAGCTGGAACAACAGCTGGTGGCCGCAGCCCCTAAAGTCGATTTTGCCGACCGGGTATCAGTGGCTAATGGAATCCTGATCGGGAACTTTGCAAAGGTCGTTGGACTTAAGCAAAACGCCCTTTTCTCATGGTTGCGCCAGAACGGCATTCTCATGGCTTTTGGTGCGCGCAAAAACGTACCGCGCCAGCAGTACATTAACGCCGGGTATTTCACGGTGAAAGAAGTGGTGCTGGATGATGAAAATGGCTACCAGATACGGCTGACGCCCCAATTAACGGGTAAAGGCCAGCAGTGGTTAACTCGCAAGCTACTTGATGCTGGTTTGTTAAAACCAGTAGCAATAGGTTAACAAAAGAAAAAAACCTGCCAGCAAACTGGCAGGTTTCTGAGCAGATCGTCCAACCCGATCTGGATCGAGCCAGAAAAATTTGCTCTAATAAATTTCGTTTTCTAAGTGCAAAGAATCACCATTTCGAGCTGGTGATTGAAGGTTGATGCAAATTTGGAGAAAAAATGCAACAAACATTCAATGCGGATATGAATATATCAAACCTTCATCAAAATGTCGATCCTTCAACCACTCTGCCCGTTATTTGTGGTGTTGAAATTACGACCGACCGCGCTGGCCGTTACAACCTTAATGCTCTACACAGAGCGAGCGGACTCGGTGCCCATAAAGCGCCAGCTCAATGGCTAAGAACGCTGTCAGCTAAACAGCTCATCGAAGAGCTTGAAAAAGAAACTATGCAGAATTGCATAGTTTCGTTCGAAGGCCGTGGCGGCGGCACTTTTGCCCATGAATTGCTCGCTGTGGAGTACGCAGGCTGGATTTCTCCCGCGTTTCGGCTGAAGGTAAACCAGACATTTATCGACTATCGAACCGGAAGATTACAACCTGCTATTCCGCAGAGTCTCCCTGAAGCTCTCCGTTTGGCTGCCGACCTGGCAGAGCAAAAGCAACGGCTGGAGCAAAAAATGCTTATGGATGCACCTAAAGTCGAATTCGCTGAACGCGTTGCTACCGCCAGCGGGGTTCTAATCGGCAACTATGCCAAAGTGCTCGGCCTGGGCCAAAACTATCTCTTCACCTGGTTGCGTGATAACGGAATTCTGATCGCAACCGGTGAACGCAGGAACGTCCCCAAACAAGAATACATATCCCGTGGGTATTTCACCCTTAAAGAAACCGTGATCGATACAAGCAATGGAAGCAGGATTTCTTTCACGACTCGTATAACCGGCAAAGGTCAGCAGTGGCTGATGAAGCGATTGCTTGATGCTGGTGTGCTGGTACCTGTCGCGGCAACGCGCTAACAGACGTAGTAAGAACCACCAGCATTGTAATGCTGGCTAAAGTCACTTTCCTGAGCTGTATAACGATGAGCGATTTTACTTTTTCTGGCTATGAATTGGCCTGCTTTGTAACACACTCCGGTCTATCCCGTAGCGCCGGGCATATCCTGTCGCAATGTGCAAATCTCGCGGCAACAACCAGTGAATACTTCATTCACAAGCCTCACCGCCTGATCGCGGCAGAAACTGGTTATAGCCAATCAACCGTCGTTCGTGCATTCCGTGAAGCTGTAAACAAAGGAATCCTGTCTGTAGAGATTGTTATCGGCGATCACCGTGAACGTCGCGCTAACCTGTACCGGTTTACACCATCCTTTTTGGCCTTCGCACAACAAGCCAAAAATGCGCTGATTGAAAGCAAATTAAAGATCTCTTCAGCGGCAACCAAGGTTAAAGCTGTTCTCGCTAAGACATTGGCTTTATTTAATTTTTTATCCACACCCCCATGTCAAAATGATACCCCCTCCCCCTGTCAGGATGACGTGGCAATAAAGAATAAGAAGTCACAAGTTAAAAAAACAAAAAGATCAGTTTCCGGCGGTGCCGGAACGAGCAGACTCAAAAAATTGACTTCATGGATCGCTGAGACAAAAGCAAAGGCTGACAATCTGCGGTTATCCAAAAAACGCGCACAAAAACATGAGTTCAAGCAGAAAGTAGAGGCGGCAGCGCGGAAATATGCTTACCTGAAGAACAAGCGTTCTCCTGATATTGGCGGGGTATCAAACTTCGATAATTTGCCGCATTGCATGACGGTAAACGAAGCTCTTAATGCGGTTTTAGCCAAAAATAAAGATAACGAAAAATGGGGTATACCGGTAGGATTCAGAGGGTGATAGATTGCTCTAATTATAACCATGCATACTTTCAACACCTCTAGTTTGCCATGAGGAAAACTCATAGGCGTCCTGGTAAGATGACGTAGTTAGCAAATCAGAACGTCCAATTATTGCAATTAATAAACAACTAACGGACAATTCTACCTAACAATAAGTGGAGTTAACATGTTGAACCGAAGAACATTTAATGTATTCTGCGATGAATCCTGTCACCTACTAAATGATCATAATAAAGTCATGGTATTGGGTGCGCTTTGGTGTCCTGGCACTATCACAAAAAAAATTGCTAGAGACATCAAGGGATTAAAATTAAAACACAATTTAAAACCTGATTTCGAAATCAAGTGGACTAAAGTATCTGCGTCCAAAGTTGAATTTTACTTAGAGGTCGTAGATTACTTCTTCAGCAACCCAGCATTGCGCTTTAGAGGTGTTGTTGTTCCTGATAAAGAGCAACTGGACCATGCTCGATTCCATCAAGATCATAATACTTTCTATTATAAGATGTTTTTTTATGTCTTAAAAAACATAATAGAAAGTAACAACACATACAATATCTACCTAGATATAAAAGATACTTTAGGTATTGAAAAAATTGAGAAATTAAGAGGAGTTCTTCACAATGATCGCTATGATTACAATCATGAGTCGATAAACAGAATTCAACATATACGATCTCATGAAGTGCAACAATTGCAGCTAACGGATCTTTTCATTGGTGCGTTAGGCTACGTTCATCGAGGAATGAATAGCAACGCGGGAAAAATCCAAGTCATAAACAGGATAAAATCACATACAAACAGGGAGTTACTAAAAAGCACTCTTCCAACAGAAAGTAAATTTAATATTTTCGTGTGGGAGGCTCGCTGATGCTTCAAATGCCAGATTTATTGTACTTCAATGGAAGTTGGCAAGAGTATATAGACGATGTATATGATGTTGTTAGAGAAGATATTTTAATCTCTAATATAACGTTTAAGGGTCTCCCTGTTCGATTACGTTATTCACCGGAATATGATGGGAAAGAGTTCGGATTTTGGCATTTAGTATCAGAGGGAAAAATAGAAGAAGAACGAATACCTGATCTTGAACGGTGTAAGCGGATCCGCTGGATCGCGCATATGATAAGGAATTATGACCATTGCGATATATCATGTTGGTCTGAAAGACGAGGACCAACTGAAGAGTGGGTAATCTGGAACGAGTGTGAAAACTACGTTGTTGTGCTATCCGCACGTAGAGACTATTGGCTTCTCAAAACAGCCTATGTTGTAACCTATGACAGTAAAATCAGAACACTCAAACAAAGCAGAAAAAGAGCACTTGGGACATAAAAAAGCTGAACCCGACACATATTGCTATGTATCGGGTTCGATCGCTCTTTCTACGCATGGTAGATGAGTAAGGTAAATCTAACCGATCTACTTTAGCTTTTCAATAGCTAGCTATAACTTTCCGCACATATTCTTCTGATAATTCCAGTATGGCGGTTGGGTTTTCTTATGCTTTCCTGCGCAGAGGCGCACACTTATTCAGCAATAATAAATGTAATTCTTTGTTATCCCTAAGTATTTCGACACACCAATATCGTAACGTGTTCACTTCAAGTGTAGCCAGCACCTTATGTCGAAGTCCTCCCTCCCCTGCACATAACGATGGCCGACATTCTGCTAAGGCACATAACCATGTATTGGCATCATAGAGAATCCAATAATGCTCCTCTGAAATAGTTTTGCATCCAATTATTTCGAATCTTCGTTCTATCGTTTCAGGAGAGTATGAAAAATCAATTTCCATAATATGCTCAAAATTTCGCTATACCGGCATAATTTAAGCACAAAAAAGCTCCCGTAGGAGCTTTAAAATACAAGGGGTGACTCTTAATCCCACTCAATCCAGTTGTAAACGATACGAAGTGACGGGCGCACAGCGGCAGTCACATCTTCGGTACTAAAGTCGATTGCATCACTGTAGATTTTGCAGTCCAACATTTCAATTGTTGTAGCAGCTTTTGTCACAGCGTTAACCCCGGAAGATTTGGATTCAGGGGTAGCAGCCATCGTGATATCAACATAGTCCTTCGCCGCAATGCGATCCTTGATGAACTGAAGAATATCGCCTTCGATAGTCTCCACGCACTGGACCTGGATTTCCCCAGAGTTTCGAATTGGTCCGTGCTGGTTGAACTTCACACCATTCGGACCATAGTCCTCCACATCCTCGCGTGTCATTTCAGGGATTTGCGACGTGCGAACCAGTACGCTGATATCTTCATGGCCTGCAAAAGTGAGCTGGAATTCAGAAGATACCAGTCGTTCGCCTTTGGCCGCGTTGGCAGTATAGCGGCCCTTAATAAATTTACGGTTTCCCTTAGTGTTATTGTGCCCCATATAAAATCCTTTTACTGGAACGCCCGAACAATATCGGAGCTGTTATATATCGAAGAACCGGTCAACTGGAGGTTGACGGTGTTTTTCAGGAAATATCCATTACTGTCCCTTGGCGCATCGAGATCAAAACTTAAGTCCTGGATGGCGACATCGGTGATGTTGATCCGGCGACCAATGTTTAGCGTCACGCGCTCCGGGATTCGACCACCAACATTGGCCGCTTTTAGTTCCGGGCTAATCATGGCTGTCAACGCGGCGATAGCGCCTGAAACTTCAATGAATGGATTGTTCAAAGCAATGAAAGTTACAGGCAGCGTGAACGTCGGCGGAGTCCCCCCTTCCCAAACCATTAAGCTATTCCAACGGGCAACCGACGTTGTTTCAGTACCTACTTGCACAAAACCACCCAGAGCACCAGAAACAGATCCCATGGACATACCGGTAAACGGCGCTTCCCAATTCTGGGCCATGTTCATTGCCGCTCCCTGGCTGATATATCCGGTAACCTGGTACTGAGAGTTCGTTAAAGTAACTTTCAGAAATGGCGATACACCGTCAGCCTGGCTGTAAACCCCATAAGGTATAGGTGCCATTCAAGTTAAAGGCCGGAGTTCTCCGGCCTCCTCCTTTAGCCAAGGCGCTTACGGCGCAGTTTCATTGACTTTTTGCGGGCAAGTTTTGCCGCGCCGGTCTGGGCTTTTCGACGCGCTTTTTTCAGCGCCGATTTTTGAGCCGCAGTCAGACGTTTTTTACGCAGGCGTTTACGGATGAGTTTGATCTCACCGTTACGAACAACCTTCTTAAATGCTTCAGTCAGCATTTCATCAGAAGTGCCAGCAACAACAAACGCCGCTTCCAGTTCGTCGCGGTCGTCGCTATCTAAACCAGCGATAGAGGCACCAACATCAGCAGCAGCGTCGTCGTCTTCATCGTCAGCCAGTGCTTCGATCAGGTCATCATCTACACCGCATGCTGCGAGGAAGTCAGCAACATTTGCCCATGCTTCGTTATAGGCATCGTCCTGTTCTTCTGTAACTTCGGAGTCGTCGTCATCAGAGATACCAGCGATAGCCTGAACGAAACCATCAAGGGAGTCGAAAGTCAGATCACCGCTATCAGCCCAGGAGAAAACGGCGTCGGCCGCATCACTCAACGCATTCTGCATAGCACTTCGATTTGCAGCTTCCAGAATCATCTGGTGCGCCTGTTCGACGGTCCATTCTTTACCGTCTTTCCCTTCCAGGATTTGCTCTGGAGCCGGGGCAGATGGAACGTTATCGTTAGTCTGTGCCGCCGGTTCCGGATTATTATTAATAACCGGATCTGTTGGCGGTTCGGCGCTTGCTCGGGCAGACTCCATCAGCTGCACAGGATCAGAGTTCAAAGCGAAACGGGACAGTCCATTCCCCAAAAATGCCCCGGATTGAAAAAAGTTTTTGCTCATTGTATTCCCTTACTTAATAAGCAGCGGTACGCCCTGGATACGACGGGCTACGCCAGTCGGGCAGCAGGCCCAGACTACTTCCCATTTATCGAATTCCGCCTGCGTAACTTTCAGCACATACGGTTCTGTACCGTCAGCATCGGGATCACGAGGAGCCACCAGAGCGCCGGAGGCGACAAAGCGATCTAAAAGTTTGGTCATCCCTTTAGTCAGGCCAGCCGCAGTAATACCGTCCGGGCTATGCTTCATCTGTCGGGCTAACTGGACAAAGAAACGACTGATTGCATTCATCAGGGATGGGACGTGCTGGAAGTGCAGATAGTTATCCTGCGTGCAGCAAGTTAAAGCATCGTCGATGATCATCTGGCCAGAGGTGCCAACAGATACTTTATTGAGACGGCCCTTGACCATTGCTTCTTCGTCCGGGGTATCTTCCGGATACAGCGGTTGAATTGACGCACGAGCAATGACGGCACGTTCTTCACCAGCCGGTGAGTAATGCCAACCGCCGACATCAGAGTTTTTCTTGACGCCACGAGCTTTCGCCGCATACGCCACGCCAGACAGACCAAAGACCACACGGGATTGGGTCCATTTGTCTTTGCAGGAGAACGGGTAGTGATAGACAGAACAGCTTACATAATCGGTACCAAGTAAACCGGTATCCTCAACAGCTGGTAGTGCTTCTGCGTACGTTAATGTCGGTTTGACATCAAAGAAGCCATCAATCAGGCGATCTGCACAGATTTTACCTAATGCGGTGATAGCCGCATTGTCATAGCAGCCCAGGCCAAGAACAGCGGTGTACATGTACGGCGCATTGTTCAGCACTTTCACCGCACGCAGGTACGCAGCTGTTGATATTTTCGACTGATCACCGTTGGTACCACCAGTGAACGCCAACGATTTTTTATTTGTTACTTTCGCCGTCGAAATCAGCTCTTCATTAACAACCGCGCGCAGATATTTAGAACGGGCTTCCAGAGCCGTAGGCAGATAACACAAGCGGCCCATGTCATCTTTCGCTTCTTCCGCCAAAGACACAGTGTGTGTCTCCAGGGTCGTTACCACGCCGAGCGAAGTCGTCTGGGTCAGTTTTAAGAGGAAGCGTTCATTACCCGCGCTGTCCGCTGTTGCCGTTTCGATGGTTAACTCACGGGTAGGTGAAATACACGGATCACCATCATCAACGTAGATAGCAAAGGCTTCGCCGCTATCAAGTTCAATTTCAGAACCGTATGGCAACGCACTGTAAGCCGGTTCGCCTGATTCATCGAACATAATAATCGGGAACTTCGCATCATCCGGAACAGCACGGACAACATAACCAGACGTTTGCTGAATAGCTTCGTACACATGGCGAATTGGTTCGAACTGTGAGCCGGAAGACGGCTTCAGCGGTTCGCCGAGAACATCTTCGTAATTGGACTCAGTAACCGCAAGAACAGTAAACGGCTTGCCACGCGCAAATACGCCAATACCAGCCCACAAGCTGCTATTTAATGCAACACCGGTAGATAACGTCGCATCGGCATTGATCGGGCTAACCGCGACGCCGGATGCATTACCTAATGACTGTTGAATTGAATATTGAGACATAACTTTCCCTGTTATGCGCCCCGAGCAGGGGCGCTATGTTAAACGGAGAACTTCCCCTGATTACTCAGAGTCACCGGCATCAATCATGTTACCGGTCAGGAAGTTAATTCCGCCATTTTTGGCCATAGTCAGAGTTACACGGGTGAAGTAGTCAGCGCCGTTACGTGGGTGCATATCGTTGATAGCCGAACCCCACAGAGTGGTTCGGTTGACCAGTGCCGGGGTGGTCGGATGCTGGAATGGGACAGCCGGGACTGCATCACCAGTTACGAAGCCCGCTTTGCCCGGATTTTCATCACGGACGTAGCACAGCACATCCATTGGGCTGAACTGGATACCGTCGGCGGTCAGGTTCGTACAAATACCTTCTGGTACTTCGAACACTTTGACGTTGCCGAACAGAGTGCCAATGTAGTGAACGTATGGGGTCTGGATGTAATCTTCTGCTGGCTGGAAGAAATCCTTCGGCAATTGTTTGAAGAAAGATGCCGCATCAGCACCGGCATACATCCCCATCGCACCAGAAGATCTAACACGCTCAATAATACCGCGATATACCGTCTGGAATTTGCCTCGAACGATAGTTGCCCACACATCAAAGGACTGGTTAGCTGGCAGTGCAATATCAAAGGAGTCGGTCGCAAGAGTTCGCCAAATCATGATACGAAGACGAAGCATATCTTGCTCATGGGACAGGTATTCCTTCAGGGTGCGGAACTGTAGGGAGCCGAGATCCAGACCAAATTCACGCTGTGCTTCATACGCCGCCTGTACCGTGTGCTCAGCCGCGATGACGAACTGGTTTGGGAACAGGGTGTAACTCTTCATTTCGTGGTTGATAAGTGGGATCAGCTCAGGAGCTGCTTCTATATTGATCTCCGCCTCAATGGCGATCTCAGTGCCTTTATCCGGCGCTTTGGAGAACGACAGGGCAATCTGACCAACGTTGTAATTCAAAGAGCAAGTAACAGTGATTTGTTCGCCTGCTTTGTTATTGAATGTGTGAAGCAGAGTACCGGAGCCGTTATCAACAACAGACTTAATACGGTTAACGTAGATGTTTGTGCGACCTTTGCGAATCGGGACATTCTGACCTTCGACATCTTCCATCTTGAAGGTTGCAGTTTTGCTGGTGCCGTCGGAGCTTGCAACCAGCACATAGCGGCGGCGCAACTGGCTGTACACGCCAACGGATTGCATGTCCAGAACATCACCAATAGCATAGGAGCCAAAAGAAGAACCCGCTACGTTAAAGATTTCATAGATTTCGGACTTGTCACGCGTAACCGGAATGAATGTACACGCATCAGCGGTAGCTGCCCCCAACTGAACAGGCAGGATCATCGCCAAGAATAAAGGCAGACGCATAACCCCGTCAGAAACACTCATCATCTCTGCCGCGACTGATTCCAGCATCGCTTTATTGGTGGCGTCCATGCTATTGCGGGTGGACTCAATCAGGCAGTTTTCCAGCGTCTGATGGCAGGAGGCCAGAATTTCCGGACGTGGCATAGATTTATGTGTTGCGGCGTAGTCAGCCAGTGCACTTGCCCACGCTGTAGCGATTTGAGCGGTGGCATTATCAGAGATACCCGCAAAAATTGGGTCTTTACGTGCAGCTTCAAGGATAGATGCGGCACGCGCGGCATCATCTTTAATGAATTGGTTATCAGTACCGAACTGCGCAGTGCTTGCCCAGCCAAGCACAGCTTTAGAGCGTTTTGCGATATCTGCAATACGATTCTGGTATTCGCGTAAGTTACTCAATTTACTCTTCCTTAAACACAAGGCACTTGTGTGAATCCCTTTTCGGAAGAGATTTTATTGAAAGTCACTTGTTGACTTTCTCGTGACAAGCAATTTTTTTATTTTTTTTCGGGAGTAGGGGAGGAAGGTAAAATCCAAGGTGAAATCGTGGCGATTTCACCTTGAAATTTTAGAGTGATTTACTTTAAAAACAGTAGGTTAATAGTGAAATTTGAATGGCGAAAGTTTAAGGCTTCGGCTTTTTATCGAGGCTCTTTCTAAGGATATGCCCAATCATCCTGTCGAGTTCTTCCTGTAGCTCTTTTGAAAGTCGATTAAACTCATAAGAAAATGCACGGCCTTTCACGCGCTTCCTTGCAAAGCGATCCTTGTCCTCAAATTTCCATAATTCAGTAACTACGGACTTATCTTTAGAACCTTTATCCGTGAGTAGTGAGGCTTCCTTTGTTATCAAGCGCAGGATTTTATTTTTAACTTCATCTTCGGCCATTTCTTCAATGGATAAGATGTCGTTTATTTCCGGGGATATGTTTTGAATAAGCTGATCAAACTCTAAATTCTTGTTCCCCATTTCGTCGCCAACAGCACAAAGCGTTTTGTAGTCCGAAAAGGTTAATTCCGACTGCACAGGGAAAAGGGCGACTAATTCTTCCGGAGCACTCGCTGCCTGGAGAGCACGCGTGACTTTCGCCTGAGACAGCCCTTCCTTGGCTGCAATATCCTTCTGACTCATCCCATCATTTTTCATTCGCATCAAACGCAGACCTATTTCTCGAATGCTGTGCTGCAATGCTGTCTGAACGTCTTTCGCTAAATTTTGCGCTTCCTGAACGCTGATCTCCTGGTCCGTGACTAAAACCCGCAACCCTACGTTCTCTAAGATGGCAGAAGCTCGACGCCGGGAACCATCCAAAATTTCAATTTTCCCTGTAGCCCGTCTAACACCTATTGCAGGGTAAAATTGCTGATGCTTAATAGTGCTTCGGATACTTTTTAATGATTTTGGCGTAAGAGATGCCTGGTCACGCCCGTTGTTATGCTGATCAACAAAGGTATCGCTTTCTACCTGGTTCGGAGGTATTACCTCTTCAATAAATGTGGCCTGGCGACCAGTTGATAACTTGAATACCTGCTCGACTCGATCGCCAGAGGCTGAAGAACTATCAAATCCGCTTAATATTGAAGGATTAAGGGTTCGCCCAATTGTTGGTCTGTTTTTCTTTGACATGGGGGTTTCTTACTCCTCAGTTAGATCTGATAAATTCAATACGGTCAAAAACTGCTTTAGCAAAATCTTCCGCGGCAATTCGCGCGTTCTTCAATGCATCAGCACTACCAACATACGTTGCCGGGTTAGCTGAAATAACAGTGTCAAAAGACTCGCCGCAACGTTCAAAACCGTCAAGGCGAGGGAGGACGACATCGAGCATATCCCCACCGAACACTTCTTTAGCCAAGCTATGGCAATACTTATGATCTGCCTTGTTACTCAACTTGGACATAAAACCAATGTTAGTCGCAAGCTGGCACTCGCAGCCTTCATCCGAAATGAGTTTCACCAACTCAGGAAGGCGGGCAACGTATTTAAGCGATGAGTGGAAATCGACAGTTGCTGGCGGCAGAGGTGTAAACAGTATATTGGCCGAGGCCAAAGCATTTTTCAGGAAGGCGTCAAGGTGAGGACCACTATCAACGAGGATAAAGTCATAATCGCTCTTCAGCTTATCAATCACATTTTCTTTCAGGACAGCATGGATGTTCTGACCCGGTAGATGCTCATTGCACAGCTCTCTCCAATCGGATGCAATAAAGGCATCGTCAATCGACGCAGGCATAACGTCAACCCCAGGTACAACAGAAGGAACAATAAACTCCTCTAACAGCTCTTCACGGCTTACATTCTGCAACATAGCCTGTGCAGATGTTGCGTTTACGATACCAATAGAGTGTTTATGGCTTAAAAACATCGTTGCTGAAGATTGCGGATCAAGGTCAATAACCAGAATCCTTAAATCTTCCATCAGAAGATGAGGGTGGGCACGCATTGCATGCGCCAGAGAAACCGTCGATACAGTTTTTGACACACCGCCTTTAAGATTGGAGATGAAAATCACATACGCTTCGCTGTAGCGATCCCGGTATTTTGGCACTCCGCGATGTTCATATATGTCAATGATGTTCTGAATTGACATCGCATATTTCATTGAAGAGCCAGCAGGGCGTTTATCGAAAACATAGCCCTTTTCTTCCATTTCACTTACGGCATAGTCAACGTTCGCTCGAGTCAGTAGAGGCAATTTTGCCAGTGCCGCTTTCGCATAGACCTGGTAAAACTCGTTCGCGTGTAGCTCATCCTTTTGCAACTGTACTTGTTCAGTCAGAACATTGAGCATTCTGTTTGCTCTTTGAGCAACCTTGTGAAGCTGGCTGGAATCACTCATCGAAAGTCATCCTTTATGCTGTATTTTTGAATTTAATTAAAAATGCTGCATAAAATAATAATGTATGCGTAGATGCTTGTACATAGCATTCTCTGCATGTTTGGTTCATTTTGCACGATTGAGAGTTACAAGAAAGGCACAAAAAAGCCCCGTTCAGGGGCATCAGTGTTATTTGCTAAGAGCAGCGAATAATCGTTCGAAATCGATAGTATCTATAGCACGCGTAAGCGCCGGAAGTTCAGCCTCAAAGTACCCGTGTCGATCGTAAAAGAAGGGACCGAAGAGCGAGGCATGTTGGATTCTACTTCGCCCCAGCCCGGACACACAGTTAAGCCCATTACCGGCTAAAAGGCTAAAAAACTTCTCTGGATTATCGTGGTAAAGCTGGGAATCAATGGTGGCGGTTAACTCTTCCATAGGGAAGCACACCCGCCCTGTATCCCAGGGATATTTAGTCCGAAGCATAAACATTGCTTTCAGCAATTCACATTGAGCGCGGATCGCGTCCGGTTCATAGCCAGATATGGAGACATAAGCCACGTCCCTCATTCCTGCGTCATCTTTGAAAGTCACGATAGAAGTAACATCCAGCTCTTTTTCGAAAGAGCAAGCAGCATCTACTGGACGCTGAAGTAAATCATTCGACTTAATGCGCTCGAGAATCCCTCCCCACATATCATTTAGATATTCGATATGAGCCAAAACCTTATCAAGACACTCTCGTGTAAACCATTCAGTATGCCCGCCACCGACGCTTTTCCCCCACGGCGCATTCCAGGGGAAAAAGGTTGCGTGTAAAGCCCGCTCAAGATTAACCATTGCCAAACGTGTACCACGATAGACCCGTGAAAGCGCAAAATCGGGACTCACTTGTAGCCCTTTAAACCGTGCCAATGGACCACATGAAATGCCGATTTTAAAAGTATCTCCGTTCTCTGGCACCAGAACGTAGAGGTAGTGTTGTTTCTCTTCTTGCATATCAATACCACTGCTTGATGAGAACCGCGCAAATGTTGACTATGCGCGAAGGTTAATGTGAATAGTTGACTATGCGCGATGTGACTACAGTCAAAAGTTGACTGTAGTCGATTTAACTCCACCAAAGATCGACTATGTAAGATATTGTCGGGAGAAACGTTGACTATACGCGATGAAATGACCCTAAAAGCCATCTCAATAGCGACTTGCAGAATATTGACGCCAGCAAAAATCCACCAGCGTCAACGAATGTCGCCTATAGTCAACTTCTCGCTATCGCATATAGTCAATATTATGGATTGCGCTTATGGATCTGGAAGCCGATTTTTCTGCCGTTTTTTATCTCTGAAAATTTAAGATATTCAATAGCTTCCAAATCTTTCATGGCTTTTCTGATAACGCTATTTTGCACGCTAACGGATGATTTGAGATTAAGCCTTGCTCTAAGGCGCTCAATGCTGACAGGTGCCGGGTTGGCGGGTAGAGCCTCAAAGAATGTATACAGCACCTTGGCCGTCTCTTTGCGCCCGAGCTTATCCAGCATCTTCAGCTTCAGGATTCGCTTATAGTCAACATAGTAAAGTTCAGATAGCTGTTTTTGCGGCTGGATCTCGATAACATCAAGCTCGGTATTCAGGCTGCTATATGCCAACAAGTTGACGTTAATGTTATTGAGATGACCTTTTGCCGCCGGGAAGCGGAATTTGACAACTGTCTGCTGAATGCGTGTCAGAGAGTCATCAATACTTTTACGGAACGCCTTTGAAAGGCGCTTACGTGGATAGCCGCATCGATCGGCAAACTCGGAGAATGGCAGGGTGATTATGCCGTCATCATCAGGAGCATAGTCAAACAACGCGGAGGTTATGCCCACCCACACCTTAAAATCAGTATCCATATCCAGGCGTGGACCATGAATTTCAATTCCCTCATAGCCTTCCTGCTCAACAATTTTGAGGCTTGATAGTTCTTCGGTTGCGTTCGTTGTGTTTGTTGTAACTGACGATCCGCGACGTAGCGCCACATTGGTAGATTTTAAGGTTGGCACAAACACACCTAAGCGCAACAAAGCTATGGGTTGTATAGTGCTGTTGTTATTGGGCTTCAGGCTGTGGATTTCTCCTGTATTTCCTGCAACTTCTTCAACGCTAAGGAAGCCTTTACTTTCTTCCGGCATCGTGGTTTCTCCATGTGTGGCGCGGCCTGGCGTTAATTTAGATGACTGTTATCAACAGCTGTGAATATTCAGGCTCTAAAATCGCGTACAGTCAACGTTTATGTCGCGTATAGTCAACAATAAATCGCGTGCAGTCAACATAAAATCGCACACAGTCAACATAAAATCGCGTATAGTCAATGTTGATCCCGTTTCAGGCCATGAACGGCGCGGCTTACAGCGATCCGGGATCTTCTTTGGATCTTCCTAGGTTCTCTTTGGGATCTGTTTATTGGATCTATGCTGTGGATAAGTTGAATAAACCGGCCAACATAGCCGGTTGGAAGGAAGGGTATTATTCTACGCTTTCGATAAGAAGACCATGTTCATAACATTTAAGCTCATCGCCTTCGTACAGGAATTGGTATCCAATACCACCATATTCAGGCACATTAGGGAATAACTCATCACTTACCGAAGAACAAATCACACCAATGCAGCGATCAACGCCTTCTCGTTCTTCAGTGCTGAAAAAATCCTCTGAGTACATTGCTCATCAGCATAGGTCGGAAATACATGCTCGATGCAATCCGGGTGTTTTAAACCAAGCTGATCGGCAAGCTCGAAAGCATGACGGTATTGTTCAGATCCTGGCTTGCCAACAGTGATGTGCTCAATTTTGTAGATTGAAGTCGCTTTGTTGATAGTTTGCTTTACTGTTACTTTATCAGACATAAAAATCCCTTTTAGTTACCGCTGATAGCGCGGTTGTAATCATTAACGTTGCGATTCTTCCTGTTAATCCCCATCAGCATCGTTTCTGTATCGAGGATATACGCTGGCAGATCATCAAAATATTCACTGCTAAACTCTGGCATCCTGCACATAAATGCACTTTTTGGGGCAGGGTGGTTAACCTTTGTCGGCGTCGGCGTTAAATTCGCTGATCGACTCCCGGAGCAACCGCTGAGTGTCAGCAGGAATACGCTGGCGAACATTACCCGCCGCAACCAGTTGTTTCTGAACTTCAGCTTTTCGTTCCATTTGCCTGTCAGCATACTTGGCTTGTTCTGATTCATTTTTCACTTCCTGGCTGTGAAAATGTTGCTCTGCTTTGTTCATCGTCTCAATGGCCTGGTTAAGATCCATTATTGACTTATCACGTTCCTTAACAGCCTGATCAAGACTGCCAATTTTCTCCATGGCTTGCTTTAGCTGATGACGTTCCCATGCAAACCCGGCACCAACAAGTGCGCAAATCAGAACAAGAACACCAGTAGCAGCAAGTTTCTCCTTCAAAGACAAAGCTGTTTTTAACGTAGAAAAGAATGACATGTCTTCCTCCTGAAGAAAAATTATCAATGAAGTCCTTTGTTACTGTGCCGCTTTGTTTAATTCATCAAGAACAGAATCAGGAACCAAAGCGGCGACTGCGCTGGCTGTGCTGGCCTTATTTGCTGATGCTTCCGCAAGCGCGGTACCGATAGCATGGTTATAAGCAGTTATGGCTACGCTGGCGCTTTCCTTCGCTCGTTCATACTGCTGTTGCAATGCTGCTACCGGTACTGTTGTCTGGTCGAAAAAAGCACCAAATTGTTCAGTAGCTTCCTTCAGTGCTTCAACTTGTTGTTCTGTCAGTGCTGGTGGGGGAGTGACTGCGCCGCCACCTGAATCAGAGCCTGACGAGCTTCCTGAGCCTGTGTTAAGGGTCTGGTTAATGTCCTCCATAGCAGCGACTAAACTCGACGTATTAAGCGCATTTACAGCGTCCTCAAGCGATTTCGTTGTAGTCGCGTCACCAATGGCAATAGAGATCGGCAGTTCTGAAACTTCTCGCTCATTAGCACGACAGTAAACATCCCAACCAATATCGAGTTGAAGGAGCATTGACAGATCAGCATAACCAGCCAACAGGTCCGCGTGCTGAGTTGCCAGCCCTCCAATATTCGTTAAACCGGTTGCGGTTGTTCTGATCGTTGAAACATAGCTGGTAATAGTGTCGGGATAGACAATTGTATCCAGAATTAATCCGGTCAATTCTTCTGCAAGCAGTTTTGCTGTGTTAGCACTGTTTCGTGCCGATGTTATGGCACCAGGTGTTTTCATCCCACCGGCGGCGGCCAATTTTTTATATGCGGATAACTGGTAGTCTTTTTCCAGCATGATATCTCCTAACTTACCTGAACCAGGCCGTCTCCGGCTGCAACGGTAGAGCCGCATGAAACAGGATCACCAACGCATACGATCCCTTTCCCGTTGACGGTAAACCATGCCCTGGTTGATATAGCTTGCCCGCCGTGCGTGCTGTTCCCATCGGTATGCTGTGCATATTGCTTACCATCAACTAACACTTCGACTCCGTTGACTTTAAGTAGTGGTTCGCTCTCTACGGGAGGCCTGGATGGGAATCCTCCGTGCCCCGAACAAATGCTGTCTTTTGTTGCAATACTTGCCACGTCATCACCAATGATTTGCTCTGATTTTCGTTATTTTAACTTAGGTTATTTGTGGTCTGCATGGCGTTTACTTATTGCAAAATTGCTCTAATAAATATTGTTTTTTATGTCGTGTTTTCGGTACCATTCAGCCGTCGCCCTTCAATGGGCATTTGTTTGGAGTCGTCAGATGCAGATGGAGCTAATAAGCCGCAAGGAGTTCGATAGCCGTGTAACCAGCGGTGAACTCGACAACTTGCAGGCTATCAAGGTGAAAGAAGGCTTTTGCCTCATTGGGAATCAGAGCGGAACAAATCGCGTTTTTATGCTTCGCCGTACGGATTTGAAGCCATTTGTCTGGAAGAACGAAATTGGTCCCAGCTCATACGCTCAAACGAGGGGGTGCCACAACCTGGCCTTTTTCTACAAAGACGAGCTTTCTGTGGTTGATATTCAAGGGTTACAACATGTTTAAGCACTGGAAAAACATTACTATTTATAAACTTTCTCGTGAGGCGGATCTGACCGACTTAGAAGATAAAAAGAAAATGATCCTTTTCACGCCATGCGGTAGTCAGGATATGGCCAAGTTCGGTTTTGTATCTCCATTTGGTGATAATTCCGAAGTTATCGCTATGCATGGAAATGGTTTTATCCTTGTTGAAGCAAAGCGCGAAACAAAAATTCTTCCCCCGCCGGTTATCCAGCGAGCTATTCAAGAAAAAATTGAAAAACTTGAGCAAGAACAAGCGCGTAAACTGAAGAAAACAGAGAAGGACTCCCTGAAAGACGAAGTTCTGCATTCTCTTCTGCCACGGGCTTTTTCAAAGTTTTCTGTTATCCAGGCGATCTACGACGGTTCAACTAAACGTATCTATATCAATGCCAGCGCGCGGCAGGCAGAGGATATGCTCGCGCTTATGCGTAAGTCTCTGGGTTCTCTTCCTGTTGTTCCCCTGAGTGTTGAAAATCCCATTGAATTAACGCTGACCGACTGGGTACGTGATGGTAGTGCTCCACAGGGATTTCAAATGGGGGATGCGGCAGAACTTAAGGCAGTGCTTGAGGATGGCGGTATTGCCCGAGTGAAAAAGCAGGATTTGGGAAGCGATGAAATTTCCACACACCTGGAAGCTGGCAAGCTCGTTACTAAGTTGGCACTCGACTGGCAGAACCGCATTAAATTTACACTGGACCATAACTTCAGCCTTACCAGCGTCAAATTTGCGGATGAATTGCTTGAGCAGAACTCTGATATTGATAGTGAAGATGTTGCGCAGCGACTGGACGCAGATTTCTTCCTGTTGACCAGTGAAATTTCGTGCCTGGTTGATGCTCTGGTAAATGCCCTTGGTGGAGAGGCTAAGCAGTGAAAGAGCTGTGCTATGGATCTGTTTGCAGTGGAATTGAAGCCGCGAGTATTGCCTGGGAACCGTTGGGTATGCGTCCGGCGTGGTTTGCTGAAATCGAGCCTTTTCCATCTGCCGTTCTTGCGCACCGCTGGCCCCATGTCGCCAACCTTGGCGACATGACAAAACTTGCCAAAAAAGTCCTGGCTGGGGAAATCGAATCCCCTGATGTGCTCGTCGGGGGTACGCCTTGTCAGGCATTCAGTATCGCGGGCTTACGTGGTGGGCTTGATGATGAACGCGGCGCGCTAACTTTGAAGTATGTGGAGCTTGCAAATGCAATTGACGACAAACGGTCTGAGTCCTTCCTCAAACCGACAGTTATCGTCTGGGAAAATGTCCCAGGAGTCCTGTCATCGGCAGATAACGCCTTCGGATGTTTCCTTGCCGGATTGGCTGGAGAAGATGCGCCATTTGAACCAGGTGATCGACCTGAATCAGGAAAAAGTAACGCGTTCTGGCGGTGGGATGGCAAAACCGGTTGCCATGCTCCAAAGTGGCCGCAGTGTGGTTGTATTTATGGACCGCAGCGAAAGGTGGCCTGGAGAATCCTTGATGCCCAATACTTCGGAGTGGCACAACGACGCCGACGCGTGTTTGTTGTCGCAAGTGCTCGAACAGACCTCGATCCCGCAACGGTACTTTTTGAGTTCGAAGGCGTGCGCCGGGATATTGCGCCGAGCAGAGGCGAGGGGAAGGAAGTTGCCGGAAATGTTGGAAATGGCATTAAAAGCGGGAGCCATTGGGATAACCCTGTAAATCCGCACCCGACACTTAACCAGTCACACAATACTGGCGGGATCGGCGCAAGTAACCAGGAGATTTTTGCGCAGCGCGGAAGTGGGCTTGTTGGTGCTTATCGAATGGTTGCATTTGGCGAATATGCTGATGATGAGACTGCTTCTACTGTCAAGGCCAGAGATTTTAAAGATGCAACCGATTTAGCAGTTTTCAGTAGTACTGGTGCTGGTATTTGGCGTGAAGGTGCAGGCACTCTTCGTGCCAGAGCACAAGAAAGTCACGAACATCTGGCAGTGATGGCTATTCATGGAACACAAGATCCTGATGTTAATTGTGAATTGGCACATACTATTGGTCGTAACCATGGTCAAGAAAATGCAGTCGTAGCTTTTTCCTGCAAAGATTATGGACAAGATGTTTCTATTGAATGTTCTCCGACTTTACGATCTGGTAATACTGTTAATAGCAATCCAAATGCAGGATGCCCACCAGCTGTTGCGTATTCGCTACAACATGCACAAATTGGGCGAAAAGATGATGCTGGACCGCAGGGTAAAGGGTGGCAAAAAGAGATAAGTTTCACTCTTGATTCCCGCGCTACAGCTGACGCCGTTGCGTTATCTTTTGGGGGGCAGAAAAGTATTGAAAAAGGCGAATTAGGTGATAATGGTTACTTACCTCATATGATGAGTGTTCGCCGTCTTACCCCTATCGAATGTGAAAGGCTGCAAGGTTTTCCTGATGGGCATACGTTGATCCCGACGGAAAAGCGTAAAAAAGTTAATTCAGATGAACTGGTATATCTTCGCAATCACTATCCAGATTTAAGCGAAGAAGAGGCCGCGATGCTTGCAGCTGACGGACCTCGTTACAAAGCGATCGGCAATAGTATGGCGATACCAGTAATGCGCTGGATTGGCGATCGGATTACCAAGGCTGCATGTCGGCAGAAGGAAGGGAGTGAAACAAAAGAGCGAAAAGTTAAACCAGCGGCAGAATTCGAACGGTCCATATTCAAATGGGCTGGTGGAAAATTTGGTGTTCTGGAACAAATCTTTCGCTATTTGCCAGAAGGGAAGCGCCTGATTGAACCTTTCGTTGGTGGCGGAGCTGTCTTCATGAATGCCGGATACCAGGAAAATCTGCTAAATGATGTGAATGCTGACCTGATTAACTTTTACAAGACTCTGCAACGCGAGGCGCATTCACTTATCACTCTGGCACATCGTTTCTTCCAGGACTACAACACGCAGGAAGGATACCTGGCAGTACGGAATGCGTTTAACAAACAAGTCTATGATGATTTACATCGCGCAGCGGCGTTTTTGTTCCTGAACCGACATTGTTTTAACGGATTGACGCGTTACAACCAAGCCGGTGAGTTCAATGTCGGTTATGGGAAGTATAAAACTCCGTATTTCCCATTGCAGGAGATGGAAGCCTTCCTTGGTGCGGAAGGGCGTTCTGAGTTTGTATGTGGTGATTTTGCTGCGGTGATTGAAGCTGCCGGAGAAGGAGATGTCATCTTTTGCGATCCGCCGTATGAACCGCTCCCAAATACAGAGGGATTCACGAACTATTCCGGTCATGACTTTAAGTTTGAAGAGCAAAAACGCCTGGCGTCTCTGTTGACGGATGCTCATCGCCGAGGTGCAAAGGTACTCATTACTAACAGTGGCGCGCCAAACGTCAGAGAACTTTATCAGGACAGAGGCTTCAGAGTGGAACCTCTCTTTGCCAGACGTTCTGTGTCTTGTAAGGGAGACACTCGTGGTGTTGCTCATGACGTTATGGCTATATTGCTCTAATAAATTTATTAGTGTAATATCGCCTCAATGAATCGTGATTTATAGAGCGATTTAGCTGTTAGCCGCGACAGGCGCGGCGGCAAGTATGGCGGGGTAGTGACTCCTTCCCCCTCATGACGCCGAGTTGCCAGGTTGACCATACGCCTAAGTGGCAACACCGAAGTGCGTTACGAGCTTCCAGTTTGCCCATCTTCGGGTGGGCGTTTTTTTCAGGGTTTTCGTCATGGTTAGCGACTTTGCGGCGGTTTAGAAACTGACCATTAAAGTAAATGCAAACGATGATCTGATGATGGTAGCGGCCTAAGAAGCCAGACGCCACGGGGTATGAGTCGTCCCCCGTCAAAAAATCGACCGCAGAGTGTCCCCGTCTGTGTATTAGGGAACGGGGAGGCACAACAGGTAAGGGCGCTGGTGTGATTAACCAGATGAACGAGAAGGGGCCATCTGTTGGTCAGCGTCCTTTCCTGTTGCGTCTTCTTTTCAGCGTAACAGCGGTGCTTAACAGCACTTTGGGTACAGTTCCACGAATTTACGGGTATATCCCGTCATGCTGAAAGCGCTAATCACGCTGGAAGCCAGGGTTATGCATCCCCTGTTACCGAATTGCAGCCAGGGCGCGGTGCGCCGAAAAGCATACGGAGGTGGAAGCCCTCGCCGGAGACGTACCCGGCAAGTGATGGTGTAGCTCAGCGGTTAGAGCGGTTGACTGTTAATCAACGGGTCGATGGTTCAAATCCATCCACCATCGCCAATGCCGGTTTAGCTCAGTTGGTAGAGCGCCTGCCTTGTAAGCAGGATGTCAGCGGTTCGAGTCCGTTAATCGGCACCAGCACAACAGGTAAGGGTATTTTGCGACGTCGGAGATCGCCGAACTTGGCAGAGGGTTCGAATCCCTACGAAGTACCCTTACCGTTGTGATGAAGTGCAGCTCTTAGAAGCAACCAGAAGATAAGCATCTGGCTTCACAACATAAACCGCAGGAACGACCAATAAACGGTAGTCCGTATGGAGAACACCCCGTTGAGGAAGAGGCCTGGCCGGAACCGTAACCGGCACTACAACGTTGAGAACATTGGCGTAACGGGGTCATATCCCAATCTATGAATAAATGTTGCGTTGCCGCGTGACAACCAGTGTTCTCAACATTGTGGTGAATGCACAGGCTGATGTGCCGCAACTACAGTAGTGCGCGCTTTGCGGGGCTTGCTACAACCCTGTGTCGGAGTTCAGCACCGACCACCACAATCACTGGAGAGTAGGGAGCATGGTGCTCAAGCGGTCTTGAAAACCGTCCCATAGCGCAAGCGATGATGGTTCGATTCCATTACTCTCCGCCAGCGCAACGTTAAGAGTATTTGGCTAATTAAGCGAATGCCGGAAGCAGAACCGGATCAACAAATGCGTACAGGCGTCATCGCCGCCCAGCCAGCCAAGTGCTCTTACCATTGCGGTGAATGCGGCTAAGCGTACGCGGGGAAATGGTTATATCAGTCCATTCATTTCTCCTTGTTTCCCCGTCCACGGTGGATAACCAGCCAAAGGACACCGGGAGGCACCCGGCACCGCAACCTTATTTCCCAACCAGTAATGAGGTTAATAAATGCTCGGCATTCTCAAAAAGAAATTCCGCAAAGCGGCTGGCGGAGTCAAGAAGATGGAAAACCGTGATGCGGTGGAAGCGACCGTCTGGGGCGCATATTCCATTGCATACTCTGACGGCACCTGCGATGCGAAAGAAATTGCAGTATTGGAAAAAACCATTGCAGCACTTACTGCCTTTGCGCCCTTCTCCGGTGAAATTGCCCAGATGAGCGCCAATATTCGCGCTCAATATGAAGCCTCGCCGCGCCGAGCTAATGCCCAGGCTTTACGTGAGCTGGCTGATGTGTCCGGGACTAATGATGCGGTAGATGTTCTGTGCCTATGCATTGATATTGCTGACCAGGATGGCATTGGGGCAGAAGAGCAGGAGCAATTGAAGAAAATTGCCCAGGCTCTTCAATTGCCACTGGAACAGTATATCTGATGGTTATAAAAGCACGTCTAATTCTGGCTTTGGTTTTTCTCGTGCTATCTGTGCTGGTGGATTTCACCAGCACAATCCTGTCGGTTTTATCCGACGGGGCGTTGGTAGCAGTAGCTGTAACATTGGTATGGCCGATATTTAAACCAGCCTCGAAGGATCAGTGATGAGCTTCTGGGATTTTGCAGATAAGTATCCAATTGTTCTCATTATCATTGTTGCCATAGTTGTAGGCGGTATTGTTAGCGCCATTGAAGCACTTAGGAAACAGTAATCCGGCCCTTTAGCTCAGTGGTTAGAGCTGGCGACTCATAATCGCACGGTCACCGGTTCAAGTCCGGTAGGGGCCACCATATTTGGTTGTAACACGGCGTCTGGCACATGCGTCGTTAGCGGTCTGGTGACGTTAAAGGGGGAACCTTGCCCCTAGCTCAGGCAACAAACCAGGTAGCCGGAATGTGCAAGTCACCGTTGGAGGGATAGCGGATACAGGGACTCACCATCCTGGCGATTCGGTGTGACAGCCGGGAAGAGTCCGGCGCATTAATCCTGATTTTCTGGTGATGACTCATATCGTTAGGAGTGATTTGAGTATGCCGATTATATCTGACATTCAGCACGCCTGGGTGGAGTGCTAATGTCTGCATCCCCTCTTGAATCCATGCCAAATTCCCTTAGTGCAGAACAAGCTGTACTTGGTGGCTTAATGCTTGATAACTGCCGCTGGGATGAAGTTGCAGATCGTATAGTTGCTGATGATTTTTATACCAGTGCTCATCGTGAAATTTTCAGTGAGATGGAGAGGTTATTAAGTCATGGCAAACCGATTGATTTGATAACACTTGCTGAAGCACTTGAACAGAACGGTAAATTAGAACGCGCCGGTGGTTTTGCGTACCTTGCGGAGATGTCAAAGAACACGCCCAGCGCGGCAAATATTTGTGCTTATGCGGATATCGTTCGTGAACGCGCGGTTGTTCGTGAAATGATTTCCGTCGCAAATGAAATAGCCGAAGCTGGATATGCGCAGGATGGCAGGGGCAGCAATGAATTGCTGGATATGGCCGAGCGCCGCGTTTTTGAAATAGCTGAAAAACGACAAAAGAGCGGTAGTGGTCCAAAAGATATCGCCAGCATTCTCGATGCAACGGTATCTCGCATAGAAGAGTTGTTTCAGCGACCGCATGATGGTGTAACGGGGCTTGATACCGGATTTACCGATCTCAATAAGAAGACGGCAGGACTTCAGGCGTCCGATCTCATTATTGTCGCCGCCCGCCCATCGATGGGGAAGACTACGTTTGCGATGAATCTCGTCGAAAATGCCGCAGTCCGTAACGATAAGCCCGTATTGGTTTTTAGCCTTGAGATGCCGAGCCACCAGCTGATGATGCGCTCACTGGCTTCTCTTGCACGCGTTGATCAGACTCGTATTCGGACAGGGCAACTTAACGACGAGGATTGGGCGCGGGTTTCTGGCGCAATGGGGATTCTGTTGGACAAGCAGAATATTTTTATTGATGACTCAAGCGCCCTGACACCTACAGAGCTTCGTTCCCGCGCTCGTCGTGTTTATAAAGAAAATGGTGGTTTGAGCATGATTATGATCGACTACCTGCAACTTATGCGCGTCCCCGAGCTGCAAGATAACCGAACGCTGGAAATTGCCGAGATTTCTCGCTCACTGAAGGCTTTGGCGAAGGAATTACAAGTACCGGTGGTGGCATTGTCACAACTTAATCGATCGCTTGAACAGCGTGCGGACAAACGACCGGTAAATTCAGATTTACGTGAATCAGGAGCAATTGAGCAGGACGCAGACCTGATCATGTTTCTGTATCGCGACGAAGTTTATCACCCGGATAGCGAAATGAAGGGCATTGCCGAGGTAATTATCGGTAAGCAACGAAATGGCCCAATTGGCACGGTGAGATTGGCTTTTAACGGCCAATACTCACGGTTTGATAACTATGCTGGTGCTGACTGGCAAGAGGATTATTAATGCAATGGAATGAGGAAAAGCCGATGAACATCCTGATCATTGGGCGAAAATTTGAAGCTATCAGTGATGTGAAAACATATACGGAAATATGGGCTTACAACCTGGCCTGCGCCTTTAGTGAGGCAGGGGTAACATTGCAATACCATCGTCCATATTCCCCCGGCGTCGAAAGCCCGGAGGATTATGTTGAAGCTGTGTTGACCGCTGCGACCTCGTGTTCTGCGAAAGCCATTTTAGCGCCAGGATTGCGGTATTTTACTACGGTGCCCAGGGAAATAGGCGTGCAACTGCGTCGTCGATTCACTGGATGGGTAGCCCAGGTATACGACGGTTCTATGCTGGATTCGGCACCAGTCGATATTACTTTTACTGTCCGCGATGATACCTGGCGGTACCTGGATAATCCAGGCAGGTTAGAGCGTCATAATCGCTTTAACAAACATGTTGGATGGGCAGCGAATCAGGATCTGTTCCATCTGGAAACCAAAACAGACGATGTTCTGCGTATTTTTGTAGACCACGCTGCATTTGATGTTAGTGGGTTTGATCACTCCTTAAGTATCCTTATGAACCTTCAGCGTCTGACCGTTCCGTATGAGGCCAGAACGTTGACCGATGACGGATTGATTACCATTGATCCGGGGAATATATCGGTAACCCCATACAGACGGACGCCGGTACCAGCAACCGAATTTGCAGCTGAATTGCGTAAGAGTGACGTGTTTATCGTTACGCATCCCGAAAGCCTTGGATTAACTGTACTTGAGGCGGCAATGTGCGGGGCGTTGGTATTAACGCCTCCCGATTGCCTTCCGCCAGATCGCCTGGCTTTGGTGAACCATATGGTTATCAAGTCGCGGATTGATTGGGATGAGGTTATTGCTCGCGTTGATCGCGTGAAAAATGCTGAAAAGGTCCAGTGTCACACCTGGTCGGCAATTGCGGAAAAGATGCTTGAGACGTTTATCACGCAGAAACCGTCGCGCGGTAACGGATAAAAAATTGAACCCGTCATAACAGAAAAGCCCGAACGCCGGGCTTTTCTTAAGCCTTGTCAACAGAGACTTGAGCGGCTTTTATGGATAGATTCCCGCTGGCCTCTATCGCCATACTTCCCCCCGCCTTCAGGGCGACATCCGCGCCTGACTTTATATCGAGATTTCCTGCGGAAGAGATGAATGCCGGACCTTGAGAAATGGCATATAACTCCCCGGCCTCGTTGAACCCGATTGTTGTTCCACTTTTCAAGTGCGTAACGGCCCAGGCTCCGCCCGCCGTCCGGATCTCCATTAGTCCGTTCCGCGACGAAATAAAGTCTTTTTTGGCGCTGGTTGATGGTTGTGCTGGTGCACCTTCAACTTCAGGCGGTACATAGCCTTCACCTTGTCCTGACGCTTCAGGCGGCACATTGGGAGCGCCACCGGATGCATCCTGTGCATAACCGATTATCAATGGCCATCGCGAATCCCCATTGTAGGGAAATTCTACCCATACTTTATCGCCGGGCAGAAATGGTGAAAACGTGTTTGCATTGGACAATATAGCTTCTGCCCACGGCAATGAGGCATCTGGTAACCCATCCATCATGCCGACAACACGTATTTGTGTACGCATCAGACCTTTAGGGTCATCGACGCTTATCACTACAGCCCGATACTTCCCTGTCAAACTACCCATTCACCACTCCTAACTGTGCACGGCTGACAAAACGAAAGCGGTCTTCGAAATGAGTCACGGACATCACTATCATTTTGTCAGGGATAGATTCATCGAGTTCTCCGTCACCTGCCGTGTTATGCACGACAATTTTCAGCGTCGTACCCGGAGTTAGCGCGGCATTTCCTTCCACCAGCATATCGAGGCGGGGGAGAATGAATTTGTTGTAGTTCGCCAGCGCGGTAGGATCGGGATTGCTCGTAAATTTAATGGGGTCTTCCTGGTTACCTGAGTAAACCACACCTTTGGTCATGTCATAACTGGCCATTCTGTAATTGTGGCGGCGCTGGTATTCATAATCGGCATTCAGGATGTTGAACTGACTAATTGTAAATCCGGATGTGTTGGGATTGGCGGACTCATAAGTAAGCGATGGAGCTGCGTTTGCCATTTTTTCCATACTTTTAAAATTGATCGTCCCCCTGGATGCCCAGCACATAGAACCGGTATCCCGGGCTATCTCCTGCAATACCTTGGTCGGTTTTTCTCCAACATTTAGGTGGTATGTGGATGTTTTTCTGAATGAGTCAGCATTTACCTTCAGACCAGGGGCAAGAGAGGAAACTACGGCTGATGGGGGCTTATCAACAAAATACTGTGCGCTGGTGGACGGAACTTTTAATAACCGCACCGGGTTACTAAACGCGTAAATCAGTACAGTATCGTTCTTGCGTGGCGCTTTAAGAACAAAGAACTCTTCCGAGAAGAGGATGCCGCCATGACCTTCCGGATCACCAAGTGAAACTGTCATTATTGTCCCAAATTTCACCCCCAGCTTATTGACCACGTAAGCCGTTGAATCCCTGACCATGAGCATAAGCTGGGGACCAGATAGCTCCCCAGGTTCGACATAGGTACATCCTACGATCATTTCGCGAGGGATTTCGTTCTGCCCAATTGAAACAGATTGCAGGAATAGCTGAGTGCGTTTTGAATCAGTTTCCGGGGCTGTGGTGGTCTTTGTGGCCATCTCATTCCTCCAGAATTTTCGCTTTTACCGTTATGGTGCCGGTGGTTTGCTGCATATAAGCCAGGATAGGAAGCTCCGCCACTACTGTGAGGTTCAATCCAACCGCGAACAGCCTGTTGTCGGCGGTGCCGGTGGTCAGATCCTGAAATGCGATTGATTTTTGCCCTTCTATGTAACAGGTAACCGGTATCTCATAACCGCCGACATTGGCAGTGTGAGTGAAAGATGCCTGCCCGAGGCTGGCATACATTCGTAGCCAGAATGCTAATGCAGTTGAAACCATCCCAAGAGATTCCTTCTCGTCACTGGCTATCCATAGCGAATATTCCAGTGAGAAAGGGATAGTCGATACCAGGGCTTCAATCTCATCATTTTCATTGGTGACATGCCCTTCATCGTAATTATCCCGGCACAGTTCACCTTCATAAATTGAAAACGCGGGAGAACGAGACAGATTCACAAGCGGCATTGCCAGCTTATTTACCGGGCCAGCAGAGGCTGTATCTTTGCGCCCGGCGCGATCGGCTTCAAATGACGACAACCACTCCTTCACATCACTAAAAGTGCCGAGCGTTATGCGATCTCTTGGTGTGCGTTTCAGGAACTCCCTGAATGACTGGTTAGTGCGATCATTAAAGCTGACAACTTGTGAGTCGAATGCTTCGTTTAAAGCCTGTGCGAGCGCCGAATCAATGCCATCAATAGTGGCAAATTCCAGCTTACCGGTTGGAGTAAGACCTTTTTTCTTAAAGATGGCCAGTAGCCATTCCTGATTATTCAGAATCACCGATGAAATTCCCTTCAAAGGCGCGTGAAGGCACGCAATAAAACAAACTGCCTACCCTGGCAGTGCCGTAATTGAATATTTTATGGATGTACCAGAAGCGGCGAATGGTTGTGCCGTCTGACAGCTGTTCCAGCCATTCGAGCATAGAACCCACTGGCACATTAACGGCGGCCAACCGAAGGATTAAAGCACTGTCGCTAATTCCCGTATTATCACTGCCGTCGTATAGCGCGTAGAAGGCGTCCATCTCATCCGGGCAGTCGAGGGCCGTTATCAGTTCTGGATCCTGATAGTCATATATGCGTTGGTTCGGTTCTATTATTTCAGATGCCGTTTCAGGTGCATTTTTGTCTCTGTAAGGTATTGCGCGATACAGAACCGCATCGAATGAGTCAGGGTCTAGCTTGATTGCTTTGAGCCAGTCCATCCGCACAAGGTTATTAAAAACTGCATGACCTTGATAACGGTGGCGCACACCAGACTCACTAAGCAGGCCGTGATCCAGATTGGGAAGGTGATTGTCCTCCACAGGATCAACAATATTACCAACGTTAACACCATCGGTTTCGATTTCAGCATCAATATCTTCCTCTTCAATCAGTTCAGAACCTTCGCCTGGAATATCCGGATCCGATTCGGTGTCCGGGAGGTTATCACCAGTCACTTGTTGTGATGGTTCTGTGTCCTCAAACATGTCATCAAAGAAACCAGCCATCGATTATCCTTTCCGTTTACGGGCTTCGTTAATTTGTGTCTCAAGAATGCTTCGCGCCTGCGCAGTGGCAGCGGCCTTGTCCATTCCCTGACTCATGAAAAACTTTATGAGGTTGTTCGCCTGCGTTTGCAGGGCTTTTTTGAGAGCGTCGGCTTCAGCGCGAGCCTGGGCTTCCCTCACCCGCGATGCTTTTAGTTCGGCATTCTTCCTGTTTGCCGTGGTGCGAGCTTTTTTTAACAACCGGCGAACGTTGTCCGTGGCGCTATCTTTTGCGCGTAGTTTTTTGCCTAATGCATCCTGAGATTTCAGATACAGCTCATACTCACGCGCAGCTTTAGCCTGATCCGTCGTTGTTGTCCGGTTGCGCGCGAGCGATTTAGCCAGTTCGCCTTTGAAATAGGTTGTTGTCTTCCGCTTGTCATCGCCGAAGGCTACCTGTTCAGCTGCTTTTTCCAGGGCAATAATGATGGCCTTGTGCCATGTGGGAGACTGAAAACGCGTCATAGCGTGCAAAACATGTTTGCAAGCCACACCAGTCAGATCAGGGTTGCGGATTTTGGGGAATGCATACTCTTTTGGCGGCGCGACAGCATAGTTACCAGCCGTGGCCATATAGCGGTACCAGTATTGATGGCGTCCACAATCACAGTCGAAAGATACCCGGCCCTTGCAGAGTTCGGCAGCGATTCGGGCTTTTTTCGCACCGTCTTCAGCAATTTCCTCAACGGCTTTATCCCATTCCTCAAATCGAATTCTGACACGGTGATGCTGGTGGGCCGACTCATCCGAGGCATTAACAGATATCAATGCAAGGTTGTGTTTTAGCCCGAGGAATGTCGCGGCTTTGATCCCTGTGCCATCAGAAACTTTGTTGTTAGCGCGTTTTATATCAATGCTGGTGGACTGCGCCACCAGCTGAGCATAGGTAATGCCGGGTACCGTGCTCTTGAATTTTGTTTTATGAGCCTGCCTTGAGGTGTTGAAGCTGCGTATATCTTCGGGCGTAAAGTAGGTGCCATCTTTCTTTTTCCCAAGGCTGAGGAATGCCTCAAGTTCGCGGTTACGCATCCCCATAATCCTTGGGGTGAGTGTACGTCGCGCGTTTCGCCGATTCTGACGCTGCTGTTTACGGATAAGATCGAAGACCTTGTTAAAGTCTTTTGCACTTAATCCATCAGTCTGATAGCGACCAAGGTTGTCGCGAGCATATTCAGTTGGCATTCATTTCCCTTACGCAATGGATAATGTCCCTATCACCTGGCCGTCATATTGGAAATGGCGAATCATTTCGCGGATCCATGTGGCAGGTGGGAGTTTTAATTTTTTGCCAACAGTCATACCCTGAGACTCATCCTCAAGCCCGGCGGCGAGCGTCACAACCCAGCGTAGCTCTGCTATGCCCCACATACGGTAAGCCAGCAAATCCGGGCGATATTGCTCATCGGGAAGAACGTAATAAATCGTCAGATTCTTGTCGTTCGATTCACACATAAGCATCACCTCTTTGCGTAGCTCTGCCCTGAGTATTGGATCGGCTATGTTGCGGTCGTCATACCGCGACAGAGGATATTGCCGGGTGCTTTGGGTTGTAGTGATTGATGTAGCCATAGTCAGCCTGCCAGAAATAGATGATGGTGATTCTACCGCTAGTCATTTGTTGATTATTTAACTCAATAAAAGAAAATTATTAGTGCAATTTTGGTTGTGAAATGTATCATTCTGCCCTTAAGTAGGTTCTTCACGAGGAAACAAAATTGGCAGAACGTGTTGATGATGCAGAGCTGAGCATGAATCAGTTAGAAGCTCTCAAAGACATGGCCATCGATAACATCAGAAAGCAGGCACAGGTCGTGAGCCAGGTATTTACAGGGAAGTGTCGTTACTGCAATGAATCGATTGAATCAGGCATTTATTGTGACGCTGAATGTGCGCAATGGCACAGGGAAGAGCAGGCCGCAAAACAGCGTAAATATGGCATGCGACCGGCAGGATTTGACTGATTATGTTGCGCTTTACTGAGGAAGAGTTTCAGGCTTTTAGTGAGCGTCGAAATAAGGGGCGGTCCAGGCCAAAAACCAAAAAGGATCCATTCTTATCGCTTGCGCCGGTAAAAGAAGTTTCTCCACATGCGAAGGCACTTGCAGCACTGGCAAAGAACCCAGACCTGCGCGACGGAAATTGCGAGCACTTCGAGCAGGTTTTCATTTTTGATTACTTCGAACGCAAGCACCCTGACATCTATGAGCTGTTGCATGCAACGCCTAACGGAGGGAAGCGTTCAAAAGCAACCGCCGGGAAAATGAAGGCTGAAGGGCAGAAAAAAGGTTATCCGGACATGAGTCTCGATAAAGCATGCGGTATTTATCACGGCATGCGAATTGAGCTTAAAGAACCAAATGGTAAAGCCCCGACGAAAGAGCAGATCGCCTGGATGCGCAGGCTTAGAGAGGAAGGCTACTACGTTGTTCTTGCGTATGGTGCAGAACAAGCGATTACCGCCATCCTGGAATACATAAGTCTTAAAAAGGGTGAGGCTATTGAGCATGTATTGAACGGCGATAAGTGGTTGCATGCTGCTTAAAATAATAAATTAATTAGTGCATGTACGCTCTTTGTGGTAATGCACTTTAACATCGGGAGAATAATCGTGTCATCCAAGGTTAATTATGAGTCGCTGGCATCGGTCATGCCGCGTAATGAACAGGAAACAGATGCTGTAGTGGACCCTGTAATCGCTGAAATGAATGCTCGCCTGGAGGCTGAATTTGCAGCTGAGAATGAACATACCACCCAGGGCGACTAGGACTGTTTTTTGTGTCGGTAGCGGTCCGTCACTCACTCGTGAGGACTGTGCTGCTATAGAAAAAACTGGCTGTTCAATCATCGCGGTTAACAATTCCTGGCAGATGTTCGATGACATTTATGCCTTATACGCCGGTGATTTGTCATGGTGGAAGCAATACGGATCCACCATACCGGGAGGGAGATTCCGCAAAGTGACAGCCAACCTGGCGGCGGCGAAATCATTTTCGTTGGAGTACAGGCGATATTGTGGACCGGCGGAAGGGGTAAATAGCGGCGCGCAGGCTATCAGTCTGGCTGCTGAATCAGGGGCTGAAGTAGTGGTATTAGTCGGCTATGACTGTTCTCTGCAAAACGGCCTTCATTGGCATGGCGCGCACCCTCAAGCACTACGGAATCCAACGCAGGTGTCTATTTCAAAATGGCAACAGCAGTTCCTGGATACCCGCAAAAAACACGCAGATTTACATATTTTGAATGCAAGTAGGAGCAGTGCAATTCAATGTTTCCCAAGAATAAATTTAGAGGCAGTGATCGCGTTATTATCGTCGGCAGTGGCCCAAGCGCCGCAAACTTTGTTGCGCCGCGCGGAGTGCCGATTATAGCGGTCAATGGGGCCATCGACTGGCTTAACCGCGCTTCTTATTTTTTCACCCTTGATCCATCCCCAGACAATATGCGGCGCGTTGGTCGTGGCCGCCGTCGCCGTGGTGTTTGTTATTGCATGGCACTACCCGATGTTAAAGAACGTGAAGTCAGAGATGGCGTTCTGTGCTTCCGTCGTGTGGCTGAACGCGGCATGGAGCCAAAAAATACGAATTCTCCCGAGTGGTGGGCGTGGCGCTGGTCCGCACATTTCGGCCTTTGCGAAGATGAGAATGAAATTGCCAGCGGCAATAGTGCATATGGTGCTCTGAACCTGGCTTTCCATATCGGATTCAAACATGTAGCTCTGGTGGGCGTTGACGCTACGCAAGAACTACGCGTTCACTCCGGCGGCACGCCAAAAAATCTAAGTCACCTGCCTTTGTTATTCCAGTCTGCGCGTGAACAGATTGACGTTGTTTCATGCGGGAAAATGGGAGGTATTCCGCAGATGACTCTTAAAGAATGGCTGAAGAATACATGATGGCACCCACAATTTATCACCGTATCGACGGTACCAAATACAGGAATGTCTGGGTTGTTGGTGATCTGCATGGTTGCTACACCAGACTGATGTCCGAACTCCATCGTGTGGATTTTGACCCGGCGCAGGATTTACTGATATCGGTCGGCGACCTTATCGATCGCGGTACTGAAAATGTCGAATGTCTGGAACTATTGCAGATGCCCTGGTTCAGGGCAGTGATGGGGAACCATGAGCGGTTGATGCTCGATGCGTTAAGTCCTGATGGCAACGTGAATAACTGGCTAATGAATGGCGGACAATGGTTCTTCATGCTGGACACTGATCAGGAAATATTAGCCAGGGCGCTGGTGGAGCTGGTAAAGCGTCTGCCCTATATCATTGAGTTGAACACCGGGCAAGAAACTATCGTTATAGCCCATGCCGACTATCCGGATAATGAATACCAATTCGGTAAGGAGGTGCCGCTTTTCAACGTTGTCTGGGCGCGCGAGCGTATCAGTGATTCGATGGATGATATTGGTGGCGAAATTTCGGGCGCAGATCGTTTTATCTTTGGTCACACTCCGGTGAAAAGCCCGAAGACATTCTGGAATCAGCAGTATATCGACACTGGTGCCGTATTTTGCGGAAACCTGACATTGATGAAAGTGAAAGGTGATGGTGCAGCATGAAGATTGCTTTAGTTTTTCGCTCTGGTGGTGACTATAACGCTTCCGATGTGCAGTGGCTGGTTAATCAACTGCCAAAAGGCTATGAAATTATTTGCCTGACAGACCTGAAGCGTTTACATGTACCTGGCGTCAAAGTTGTCCCATTGATCAACCAGTGGCAAAAGTGCCGTGGCTGGTGGGCGAAAATCGAGTTGTTCCGACCGGATATAACCGATGATCTGTTCTATCTGGATTTGGACACGGTTATTGCCGGTGATATACGCCCAATCCTAGAGCATCCACCAACCAGCTTCACCATGCTTAGGGATTTTTACCATCCACAATATCGTGGCAGCGGTGCCCTGTGGATACCAAATAGTGTTAAAGCGCATATCTGGAGTTCATTCTGGCAAGATCCGGAAGGTTGGATTTCTCGTTGTGTCACTACTGAGTGTTGGGGTGACCAGGGGTTCTTACGAAAGGTTATGGGCGATGATACACCAGCATTTCAGGATCTGTATCCAGGATGGTTTGTAAGTTACAAGGCCGATGTTGTGGAACCTGGTTCAAAATATGCGAGCGCGCGTTACTCCAGGGGGAATGGGGCATTACCAAAAGACTGCCGAATAATCTTTTTCCACGGCAAACCGCGACCTCGCGAAGTGTCAGAGGATTGGCTTCCCCTTATCAGCTCATTTTTTGAGCGAGAATCAGAATAATATTGCTCTAATAATTCCATATTTTTAAAACGTGATGTACACTCATCACGTTTTTTATTAGAGCAATCTACAAGGTGCACTATGTGGCCATTCCGACGGAAATATCACTACTGGCTGATCGCCTTTGTTACGCCGACCGGCGGTATCAGGCATGTCATCACCAGGTATCGCAACAAGAGACTCACCTTAGCCAGAATTTTACAGGCTGCCATAGGTGAGGGACTGGATACAAATTGCGTAGTCCTTCCTCCTTCATACTTAGGAAAAATGACCGAAGCACAAGCTAATACGGAACTTTGAAATGAGCACTTCAGCACAAAACCAATCAATCGAAAATGTATGTATCCCTGATGTCCTGAATGCCGGTATCCCGGCCATTATCCAGAACATCCGGGCCGCGCAACGCCGCGTTAGTTGTGATGACCTCACAGCACGTTTTTTTGATAATGCGGTTCAGTCAGCGGAGATGCTTCACGCACAGCTTATTGATGTTTATAACGCAGAAGCTGATAGCCATAATTCCCTGGTAGATGCAGCTGAAAATATGCAGTTGGATCTCGGTCTGAAGGGTAAAGAAATTGAAGAGCTTCAGCTGGAAATTGAACATTTGAAACGCCAGCAACAGGACGCGATCGACGATGCGACGCATGACGCCAACCAGCGTGCTGATAATGCCGAACGTATAAGCATTGAGCTGGAAACAAAACTCAATGAAATGACCGCGATGGTTGAACTGCGGAACTCACAGATTTCAACGCTAAAATCTCAATATAAAGAGATCATGAAACTTGATCCTTTTAACCTTGAGAAACGCTATAACAAAGCTAAAAGCGAGCGACAGGAACTGCGTAAGCAGGTCGCCGACCTTAACCAACAGCTCAAAAAAACTATTAAAGATGCAAGCGAGGCGCGCGTGGCATTTGCTAATAAAAAAGCAGAGGTTACCGCGCTGGTTAATGAGAATGCCAAATTTGCGACGCTCAAGAAGGAAATGTATGGCATTACTGAGCGCCGTTTCCCTGCAAGCAAACTTCATCCGACGTTAGGGCAAATCTCCTTCTTCCCGCGCCTCCTGGCTTATGGGATCTCATCGCCTAAAGAGTTCAATAACGAGCGTCCTTATATCGTTTCTAAGCTGGACTTTGCTTATCAGTTCTGCTGCGACATGGGCTATGCCATTGATATCCGAATCAACGAATGGTTGATGCCAAACTTCCAGCCGTTGGCAATTTTCCGCGAGTTCCAGCCGGAAGGTTGGGTAGAGTTCTTCCATGAATTGATCTGTAAAGAGATGGAAAGCCGTCGCCCGGAATTGGTCCGTCGAGTTGAGTGGGCGCAAGAGGTTATGTTGGCAGATGCAGAGCTGCCGTTCGAACCGGAATTCATTGATGATCTGGCAACTAAAGGGCTGCATACCCTGTTTGATGTGGTTACCCGCCGTCATGAGCAGTTGGTTGTCGAATTGGGTTTAGAGGAAACTGCGGCAAGAAGACTTCTCGATGTTTGCTATGCACGTAGCGATGCATGGGAAAAAGAGAACGGCGGCACTATTTACGTTCGCTGATAGTTACAGTGTCACTTTTAATGCTGGTGGAGTGCTCCCACCAGCATTTTTTTCGTCCAATGAGGAGGGCATTTGAGTATTTTCAATAAACACGCACACCAGGAACGTCCGTACATCGTCATAGTAGATATTGATGGGACGATATCAGAGGCAACGGAAGACAGGCTGCATTTACTTCCACCACCTGGCAAAGGTGCATTAACAGAGCACTGGAACGAGTTTAACCTTGCCTGTGACACTGATGCTCCCATCACTCCAGTTATTGATATGGTGCGCCAGTTGTCCGGCATTTACACCCTCTGGTTTGTAACCGGGCGCTGTGAGATAGCCAGGGATAAAACACGAGCCTGGTTGCGTAAGCACGTAACAAATGGGGCGGAGCCTTTGCTATCTATGCGTCCTGCCACCGATGACAGAAATGACGGTCCAGCAAAGATTGATCTCCTGAAGAAAATTGGTCTAAGTAAAATTGCGTTCGCGCTGGAAGATAAGATTGAAGTGGCGCGTGTTTTCAGGAGTCACGGCGTACTTACGTTAATGGTCAGGGAGTATGAAAACGCGCTTCTCCATCAACAATAATTGCTCTAATAAATCTTGATTTTTAAAACAGAGAAAGTGAAAATAAAAACATGCCGTAAGGCGCGGCATGTATCCAATCAATCACAGGAGCTGAAAATATGAACACGGCATTCAAAATCATTATGGCCGCGATTTATTTCTGGCTGTTCTCTATCACTTTTGGCGGCATCGTCGCGCATGGGTAAGGGGGATGCATGAAAGGCGAAGTGAAAGAGCGCGGCATGATTTTCAACGATGAGATGGTCCGAGCCATCCTCGAAGGAAGGAAAACGCAGACGCGGCGGATAATGAAAAATCAGCCTGCGGAAGTTGGTCCAGAAGCACCAGTGATGGTTAGGGAAATTGGTGCAGGTTTTCAGTGGTACGGGGCTGATGGTGTAAGCAGTGTTTTCAATTGCCCCTTTGGTATCGTCGGCGATCGAATTTGGGTTCGTGAAACATGGGCGATATTAGGCAATGAAGATGGTTGCAGTGTGGACTGGAACGACAACCTTTGTCGTGGCGATGAGAAGAACGCAGCAAGGATTTATCGGGCCAGTTGTGAGCAAAAACCTGGTGATTACGGTTTATGGTCGATACCCGATGATGCCGACTGGAAACCTCACACTGTGAATGAAAAGTTTGATGGTGGGTGGCGTCCATCAATTCACATGCCGCGATGGGCATCACGCATCCTGTTGGAAATTACCAACGTGCGCGTTGAGCGGTTGAACGATATCAGCGAATGCGATGCAAGGGATGAGGGCGTTCAGCCTGCTGGAAGTTTGCTTCCTGATCACCCGGGAACATTCCTAACTCCCAAGGGAGATTTCGCAATGGCCAAGGTTGCGTTCCAGCGCCTGTGGGAATCCATCTATGGTGAAGAATGCTGGAACGCTAATCCCTGGGTGTGGGTAATCGAGTTTGAGCGTATTCAGGGGGCAACCAGTGAGTGAGTCAAAATGCCAAATTAATGGCAACAAGATAGAACCGTGCGCGGCGTTGACGCAATCCCTGGAGCATGACGCTGAATACACGACGCGAAAAGGTCTGCTGAAATACAAAATCTATAACCATGCATTAATTCATTCACAAGACCTGATCATGCTGCGGTCTGGTGAATTTTCTAAATCGCCTATTCGAGTTTCATTTTGCCCGTTCTGTGGTGAAAGTCTGAAAACGTGGGAAGCGGAGGCAACCAGTGAATAACCGCTTTTACCTGATGTGCTTGCGTGAAACTGTGGGTAATAACGCCTCATTCCATTGCCATAACGGCAATGGTTACAGTTCTGATATCGATCGCGCTCATGTTTACACGCTGGAAGAAGCCCAAAAAGCCTGGAATTGTGGGCGAGATATCGATCAGCCTGTTTGCGCGGATAGCGTGGATGCAATGGCAGTGTGGCACGTTGATTGCCAGTACATCCCTACAGAAAGCCTGATTGAGTCAGATTGCACTGCGTATGTGGCCTACAAAAAAGGTAGCTGGAACGGCAACGATGTTTACTGGCTTCAACACGGTGGATTGCCAACAGATGACTTCAGTAAAGCGACCATCTTTAGCGTCGCCAACAAAAACGAACCAGGAATAGTTTGGTTGCCATTTTCCATTGCTGATGCAGCAAAGCGCCGGACGTTCAATATCAATAAATTTAACCGCAGAACAATGGTTCAGGGCGCAGGTTTGGTCATGCCTGACTGGTTGAAAAAGCAGAACAGAAGAAAGAAGTCGCGAAGCGGGAAGGTGCGTTGGAATTGTCCGCATTGCGGAAAAATCACCTGGCAGTACAGCCCATATGATTTTGAAGGCTGTCGTGATTACAACTGTGAAGGATGGCGAGAATGACAATTGACTATCAGGTACTGCGTGAGGCGGCAGAAAAGGCAACACCAGACGAATGGGTCGCATTTATTTCGCCGGGTACTGGTACATATGCGGTGCATACACCCGGTGATAAACGATGTGGAGACGTTATCAAATGGCCCGGCTTTGATGGACAGGAAAACGCAGAGAATAACGCTCGTTATGTTGCCGCGTTCAACCCAAAGGTTGCACTGGAGCTGCTTGGTGAAATTAAGCGCCTGGAGGACACAAATATTGATGCTATGTGTCGAATTGCAGAGCTTGAGACTAATCTCGCGGCGCTGGTGGCGGAGAATGCGGGGCTTAAGGCCTTCAAAACCGCCGTTTATCAGCAGATGGGCGTCGGATGTGATGCTCCTGAATTCTCCATTACGGTAGGTTTGAGTAACTTACGTCGTTTTGCTGACACACTCCACGCCATTGAGCGTGAGTTCTTTACCAAAGAGCTACCTGATGAAGAGCACGAAGGCGAAACATTCAATGAATGTCCACTTAGCTGGGGAATGAGCGTCGAACAGTACGTTTCCGAGTTTCGCAAATGCCTGGCTGAAGTGCGGGCGCAGGGGGTAGATATGGCTCGTAACGCGATGATTGATTTTGTTGATGGTGAAGTGGGGCCAAACAAGAACGTTCCGGGGCTGATTAGAGGCGCAGAGATATGCGTAAGTATTGCTGAACAGCTTCGCAAAGGAGGCGACCAGTGAGCAAGATTGACTATCAGGCGCTGCGTGAGATAGCAGAAAAGGCAACACCAGACGAATGGGTCGCATTTATTTCGACGGATACTGGTACTTATGCGGTGCACACGCCCGGTGATGAACGATGTGAAGACGTTATCAAATGGACCGGCTTTGATGGACAGAAAAATGCAGAGAACAACGCTCGTTATGTTGCCGCGTTCAACCCAAAGGTTGCTTTGGCACTACTGGATGAACGGGAAAGAAACCAGCAATACATAAAACGCCGCGATCAGGAGAACGAGGATATTGCGCTAACGGTAGGGAAGCTGAGAGTTGAGCTTGAGGAAGTAAAACAACACGCTGAAGAATTATCCGAAACCAAGGCTGTTCGTAACCAATGGCGGCCAGATATTTGCCCAATAACCGGACGTGCATTTTTCATGTGGATTGAGCATCCAACATTGGGAAATGTGCCGACATATGGTGGCCCATTAGATAGTTACACCATTCCAACAAAGGACGGTGACGGTGAGTTTTCATGTGAGCGTTACGATCATGATTTTGGCGGTTGGGTAGAAAGCGAATGTCTTGGGTTATATCTGATTGATGATAGAGAACAATGCAGGGTCTACGAACTGGAGGAACGCGTTAAGGAACTGGATGCTCGGGAAATATCGCTCCCGGAACGTAGCAGCATGCTTCATCGAACAGATTTTCACGATGATTACCAAACGGTAATGGCATACAAAGTTTCTGAAGTCATCGCTGCAATCCGCGCCGCAGGCATTCGCATCAAAGGAGGTGAGTAATGCGTGTGGCATGTATCGGCTTGTTACCGTACCCGACTCGTTTTTGGGCTTCTGCGCTAATTGCAAAGCCACATGTCCTGATGGCTGACAACATCATCCCGGCACCAAAGCGCCGCCATACCGGTATTGCAGCGGCACGACGAGCAGCAAAGAGACGCAGGAGAGCAAAGCGATGAAAAACCGTAAAGCAAAGATTCTGTTAGTTCGTAGAAACGCTCCTGGCGTCTGGCAGTGGGTGAGACTCAGCAACCGACGGATGGGGTTGATGAAATATTACGGGATGATGGATTGTGGTTTTTGCAAAAAGCCCAGCGCGGCGCAAAACCGCTGGAAAAACCACTTGCGCACTAAAGGAGAGTGATATGGCGTTAACACACCGCGAACTCTGTCAGATTGCGTACAAGTTCCTTAAGCGCAACGGGTTCAAGGTTTGTTTTCATGACCGCTTTATAGCTGTAACCAGTACCGGAGAACAGCCAGATGCTATGGGATTCAGAAATTCAGCATCATGCCTGATAGAGGCGAAGTGTTCTCGTGCTGACTTGTTGGCAGATAGAAAAAAGCGTTTTCGTAAAAATCCGTCTCTTGGAATGGGCGACTGGCGATTCTTTATTAGTGAGCCGGGAATTATTTCAATTGAGGATTTACCACCTGGCTGGGGATTACTTCACGTTGTTAACGGAAGAGTACGGAAAGTACATGGGTGGCCCAAGGGTAATTGCTGTTGGGGTAATCCTGACGATAAGCCATTTACTGGAAATAAGCAGGTTGAATGCGATTACATGTTATCTGCATTAAGGCGCATGGAGTTGAGAGGGCACCTTAATGAAATATATGACGGTGTAATTGTTAATAAGAAAGAAGGAAACGCGGCATGACCACTATTACCAATAAGAAACAGTATCCCAGCGAGCAATATCTTAATGAGCTGATCACCAACATAGAGTTTGCCGCAAGGGCACCAGTTGAAGTCGTGAGAGCAATGGCAGCAGAGCTACAGAAGCGGCGCGAAGCTGATAGTGCAGAACCAGTTGCTTATATTTTCAAACATCCGGCCGGGAAATTATTCTGGGCTTTAACGGATGAAAGCAATAAAGAGCAAGCGGACGTTATTCCTGTTTATGCTGCCGCGCCTGCGTCGGTTGTGCCGGATAATGCATCAGAGCCTCTTGCTTATGCTTACAAAGAGCTTACGCCTGAGATTATGCGCAACCATTTAGCTGTATTCGAGCGATATGGAATAGCCCCAAACGATAGCACTACCACAATTCAGGCACTGCGAATCGCGCTGGATGGTATAGAGCGGAGCGACGCCATGCTTCAGGGTAAAGGAGGGTGATATGGCTATTGCCGCAAGTTACACAATGCATCTCTATTGTGACTGCCGTCAGTGCACGGAAGGTGTATATCCAGTGCCAGACTTCGGTGAGTATATAGGTACGTCATGGGCTGGCTGTGCAAAAGAGGCGCGCAAGGATGGCTGGCGAATAAGCAAAGACAAAACGCGTGCTTTTGCGCCCGGGCATAAAGTTTTGAGGGTTAACAAATGACCACTATAACCAAAGAGCGACTACTGACAATCAAGCAGTGGCGCGAAACATACGGACCTGGTAGCAACGTTGTACTGCCAGCAGAAGAAGCGGAAGAACTGGCACGAATTGCTCTGGCATCGCTGGAGCAGAATGTACTATCGGGCAACTCTCCGCTTATTCCTGGTGAAGTGTTGTCCGCAATCCGGGAGGTTGCCAGGATTCGTGCCGATTTCGATGATTTTGACGGTGACAGGCGAGGTATCGGTGATTGTCTGGATGAGGCCGAGCAAGAGCTTATCGTTACCATTAACAAATATGCCAGTCAGTTGGCAGCAGAACCGATAGCGACTAATGACGTTCGAGAGCAAACAGCCGTTCCGCCAATACAGGCTGATGTCGCGCAAGCAATTGAAAATCTCAAGCAGAAGTTAGTGGAATGCAATCGCTATAACTACTGCGCAGATGCAGTGAAGAACGTAGAGGATGCCTGCCGTGCTGTTAGCTATAGCCAAGCCGACAATCAGCCAGCATCTGGCAACCAGGCTGCCGAATCCAATCGCGGTAATGAGTGGACTGGCAATCCTGATATTGATAACGCCATCATCATGCTCGACCGCATAGATACGCTGGAAAATTGCGATGATGACCGTATTGAGGCTGTTAAGGCTGTTTTGCGTAGACTGGCTGGCAACTCTCCGGTAACTCCGGATAGTTGGATAAGCTGTAGTGAGCGAATGCCCGCTCAAGATGATTGGATTTTAATTTATTCAAAGCACGGCGAGTATATGGCAGGCCAGGTGCAAGGGGAATACGTGGAGTTGAGCGACGGCACTTTATCGTGGTTAGGGAACGCCTTGTTCTGGATGCCGCTACCAGAACCGCCGCAGGAGGTGAATCAATGAGCTGGCCTGAAGCATTCACCACGGTAGGAATTGTGATGGCGGCAGCACTGGGTTTGTATTCAATTTGTCGCTGGTGGTAACGATGGGAAAAATAACTTTTGTAGTCGAATTTGAGGATGGCAAAGAGCCACCTGTTAGCGCCAATCTTGATGTTGCTGGTGGCAGGCTTGTTTCGGTTCTATTTGGTGACTACCGAGATGACTTCTTCCAACCAGAAGAAGTTGATGTAGTGCGAGAGGCATTAAACGAGTTAAGTGTTGATAACGATGATGCTCATGCGGAAATCATCCAAAAAATGGAACTGCTAACTCACTAAATTATCAATTATGGTGCTATCACCTACGACACCGAGAGAAAATTTATAATGTCAAAAGTAAATGTTTTGATTTTTTCAGCAATTGTTGGCTTTGGTTTTACTGCCGGAGTGCAGATTTATATTACGTGGGAAAAAATCATCAACTACGCATGGAGTTGTTTTATTAAGTGAGGTAAGTATGTGGAGAGGTAATAGTCATGGCAAAAGCCAGATGATACTTACCGAATATCAGTTTGACCATAAAACCAATAAATCACGTTCAGTATATTTGCTTCGGCACAATAGCCGCGTAAGGAATACCGTGCTGGAGCAAAATCTGACTGTTGAAATAGATAATTACGGGGGCTTCAAGCCAACAATTTCGCTTGATGATTTTCCTCGTGGTTTAAGCGAAAGAGAAGCAATGCTGAAATTAGCAGAATGGCTACAAAGATTAAGCATTGCTATTGAAGATAACTGGTCTGAACCTTAAATTTATATGATGACACTAAAACATTTTCTTGACCGCCCATTATGGGCGGCAGCCGCAGGCTATGACTTTAATTATATGGATTGCATGTCTTATACCGCCAATGCATACGACTATTCCTTCAGTCTGCTGCTTAATTCTTTAAGAATATTGCCGCAAACAGAAGTTGGAGAGCTTCATTTATGGCTATTGGGCTTTATCGCGGCTGGAGTTGGTATTGCTGTATGGCCTTTTATTTTCTGGCTGGTGGCTGTTGTAGTGTGGTTTAAGTGCAAGACGTACCGGAGAAAGTATTTCTTAGGTGATGGAATGACTGATATTGCCAAAATGAACATTGAAAAATGGACTAAGGAATGTGAAAAGAAATGGCGCAAAAAGAAATGACCAGAATCACTGAAGAGCGTATATCAGAGATTATTTCCCGTATCGAAATGTATGGTCACGGTGCTGGATATACGGCAGATGAAGTATTGGCACTTGCCCAAATGGCTTTGGCGGCTTGCAAAGATGATAAAAAAATGAAGCTTATCGACTTGTTAGTGAAGGAGCTGCCTAAGTGTGGCGGGTGGCCTGATGGAATGAGTTATTGTTACCTACCCAGTGTCAATTTAATGGCACCATGCGCGACTTTTGCTTTTGGCTCAGACCACAAAAAAGACACTTTCTTTGGGCGCAATTTTTGTTGTGAGATTGAGCTTCCAATTGGTGACCTTGATAGCGATGAATACCAGTCAGTTGTCACTCGCGAACAATACGAATCAGCTCTCATAGCGTCGCAGAAAGTCGAGTTCAATGGTGATGAACTTGAAAGTAAGACTTACAGGTTGGATTTTGGGCAATGGCTGGAACAGCAACGCGGGAAAATCGATGTGGACTGTGGTTGTGTGTCCACTGAAACATTCATGCACTGGCTGCGGGTAGCTTACGAGGCTGGCAACTATCCGGATATTCCGGATAGTTCGGTGCCAGCGCCAGGAAAGGGCGTCACCGGTGAACGTATCCGCATTAAGCCGCATGTTTATCGCGAACTGGTTAACCGTCTCCACGATACAGCGATCAAGTGTGCTGGCACCCAGCAATTACGAGAAAGAATTAGCCGTGTTTTGGGCGACGTTATTACGCCATATCATCATAAACAAGCCGAGAAAAGCGGTCTGGAAAGGTGTCATCTTGAGGCAGCATTAAACATTAAGCCGGGGCATACGCTTGGCATTATTGATGCACTGTTGGTTCATAAGATGGCCAGGGCTTTATTGTCGTTGGTGGACGCTGGTGATACAAGCGAGGGTGAAGTATGAGAGTTGCAGATCACATCAAACACCTTGAAAGAATTATCGAAAACGGTGAACTCTTAAGAGATCAGATGAGACGCACGGCAGAAGCCAGGGAGGCGATAATCCGCAGTCAGGCTGGTAAATTAAAGCAATTATCAGAGATTAACGCGCTATACAAGAACAGACGTAACCGGGCGGCGCTGCGGCTTCAGAAAGCACGTAATGAAATTAAATTGGTGGAGGCAAAACTGAAAAAACAGATTCAGCGTTACGATCAGCAAGATGCTTTTTATGCCGCCATCAAGGCGGCTGCTAATGAAATAGGCATCTGGAAGTTGCTGGTGGAGAAAGCAAAGACGAAGTTAAATGCCAACGAAAGCTGAACTACAGGTACCCACCAGCACATACAGAAAATGATTGTTTCCACATCAAGGAGATTTTAATGTTTCACTGAACATTAAGTAAGCCAGTGCATAATTCCATTTTTTACTGACCTTAAAAGCAAAATCAAAACGATGATGAGGATGATCGCCAGAATCTGGCTAATAACAGGCGCATCTAAAAATGCACTCAGGAACTGAAAAAAAGCAGTCATTAAGGTGGTTCCTTGTCAAATGTAAAGGAGCACTTGCTCACGTTGACGTAGAAACCCAACCCCTATATAGTTGGATTCGGTGAAAGAAAGTCGTTAACGTGAGCTTACGGCACATGTTTTCGGAACAACATCAGGGAACGGCTAATTCCTTGATGCGGATGGGGTCTGTAATGCAGACCCTATCTATTAACGTCATGATTGCATCTCAAATTTTCTCCTTATCTTCATTAATCAAAATTCATTTCATTTGTGAAACATCACAATATTTAGAAAATGGCCCTCTTGCAAGTGCATAACTTTGTGGATAAATCAGGAAGAAAAAAGTTGATTCTGCGCACGGCAAGGCAGATAAGCTGTGCACAAAAATCAATGGGAAAAGAAAAAAAATTAAAAGTTACTTTGCTGGTTAAATAATAGTCGTTACGCAATTGTTCTGGATGGGATTTGATATGCACGATTGGAATATTGCAGCTAAAAGTCAGGAAGAACGGGATAAGGTTAACGTTGATCTGGCTGCCAGCGGTGTGGCGTACAAAGAGCGATTGAACATACCTGTCATAGCTGAACAGGTAGCCCGCGAGCAACCAGAGAATCTGCGCACCTATTTCATGGAACGGTTACGGCACTATCGGCAGTTAAGCCTCCAGTTGCCAAAAGGGAGCGATCCGGTGTATCAGAACGAGGATGCACCAAAAAAATAACGGCAAGATGGGGGAGAAATGTGATTAGCCCCCAGCGTGGCGCGCCTACAAACCCCGCTTTCACAAACTATGCCTTTTCAATGTATACTGTATGAATAAACAGTATCATTGAGGTAAAACGCTATGGGCTTCCCTTCTCCTGCGGCGGATTATGTTGAAAGCCGAATTTCTCTTGATCAGCAGATAATTAGACATCCTTCAGCGACCTACTTCATGCGGGCAGCTGATAGCCATCACCGTGAGGGAATATTGCAGGGTGCTTTGCTGGTGGTTGATTCCTCGCTTACTCCGGTTGATGGTTCTCTGCTTGTGTGCGCTATGGAGGGTGAATATCGCATAAAGAGATACAGGAAGTATCCGCGCCAGCACCTGGAGGATTTAAGCACCGGGAAGAAAGAGGCGTTACCAGTAGATGACGATGGATACACGGGCAGTAATGCTGTTTTTGGTGTGATCACTCATGTCATCAATGATGCCCGAAGTGGGGAATTTGATGATTGTCCGGTTATTTAAGCTGCAAAGTGCTGGTGCTTTATGCCTGTGAAGTTTATAATTGTGTACACATAACGAGTACACGAGGTGTTTATGCAATCCATTAACTTCCGTACCGCGCGTGGCAACCTTTCTGAAGTGCTCAACAATGTTGAAGCCGGGGAAGAGGTTGAAATCACCCGCAGAGGCCGTGAGCCAGCAGTAATTGTCAGCAAGGCTACTTTCGAAGCCTACAAAAAAGCGGCGCTGGATGCTGAATTTGCATCCCTGTTTGACACCCTGGACTCCACCAACAAGGAACTGGTTAACCGATAATGAGGCATATATCACCGGAAGAACTTATTGCGCTTCATGATGCGAATATAAGCCGCTACGGCGGCCTGCCGGGAATGTCAGATCCGGGTAGGGCAGAGGCCATTATCGGGAGAGTTCAGGCCAGAGTTGCCTACGAAGAGATCACCGACCTTTTCGAAGTCTCCGCCACCTACCTGGTGGCTACGGCGAGAGGGCATATATTCAATGATGCCAATAAGCGTACCGCGCTAAACAGTGCGCTGCTATTTCTACGCCGTAACGGGGTGCAGGTATTTGATTCACCTGAACTGGCAGACCTTACTGTAGGCGCTGCGACTGGCGAGATATCTGTATCTTCTGTCGCCGACACGTTACGTAGATTGTATGGTTCTGCGGAGTAGATTAATGGCACGCAAATACAACAAATTGTCCCGTGAAGCGTTAAAGATGCTTCTTGATGGCGTGAGTCGCCGCAAGGTAAAGCAATACCTGGTTGGTAAGCAAATTGGAGTCAGGACCGCTATTGCTGTGTTATGCCGTCAGGAAATGGTTGTGCTTAAACAGAGAATGCCGGGCAGCAGATAAAGCCCAATCAGTGATTAAAGGTGTGATGTGAAAGCCGTAATTACTCCCTTTGTACAGAAAGAGCTTGGCCTCGCCACGTTCAAAGTGGATCAGGAGGTCAGAAAGCTGGTGGAGGCTGGCCGTAAATTTATTATGGAGCCGGTGCCGCGTGAGTTAATCGAGCACATGGAAGACGGCCTCGTTGTTACCGAGCAAACCATGGCAACAAATGAGGCGTTGCAGCCGTTTTTTAACAGCGATGAACTGTTTCGCCGTATTGGTGGAATTGACGCGCTGGTGGCGTGGTTGCGTAGGAAAGAGGGTCAATGCCAGGCCGCAGATCGTAGTTGGTGTGACAACCATATTGTCCACGCTGAACGAGACAATAGCGCGGTGTTGTTGTGCTGGCATCACGATAACCATTACCGGATGCGTGGTTTTAATGAGCTGAAAGAAACGCTGCACAATAATCGCGTTAACTGGATACTGGATGTCGCCCGTCAGGAAATGGGCCTTTCAAATAGCCATGATTTAAGTATTCAGGAGCTGTGCTGGTGGGCTTTCATGCGCAACATGATGCACCTGATGCCGGAAGAAGTCTGCCGCATATCAATAAATAAGATGAAGGCTACTCCGCAGGATAGCGGACCTCTGAAAGAGGCGGATATTCGCCCGTATGACGATCGCGCTACAGCATATGTTCAGATGATGGAAGAACGCGCCGCGCCGATGCGTGCAAAAGTATGCCCTGTGGATGTTGACTCCGACCCAGGTATGGCGCATTTCAAGATACCAAAACTTCAATCGCTAAAATTGCCCGAGTACATGGACTTTGTGGCTTCCCGTCCATGCTGTGGCTGTGGAGCTGCGGGAGCTGGCGCTCACATTACGCCTTATATCGTTCGTCATAGTCGATTATGCGCGCATGACATTTATGCTATTCCTCTGTGCCAGTCATGCCAGCGTGATATTGAGCGTGACCGCGATAATTGGGAGAAGACGCACGGTAGGCTGGCGATGCATCAACGATTGTTCTTTGATTACGCGCTTGGAGTCGGCGCTATCACAAGTCATTCGTCGAGCGTTAGATAAAATTGCTCTAATGTATTGCTATTTATTTAATCGAGGGTATTATATTCGACGTTGATTAGTTGACATGGGCTAATCAGTAGGTGACAGGATGTTACTTAACTGGCAGGGACGCCACTTCATGGAAATAAATCACTCACGAATAACATCGTACGAGATTGCGGATTACATGATCCGCACTAAATCTCTTCTATCAGCGAAAGAACTCGCAGCAATTCTTGAAAAGGAATACCCGCATCTGGATGTCGATAAGCGCGATGTTTATCTGCGCTTAAAGGCTATCGCTGTGTCTAAGTATTCGTCTGTTTTGATTGATGACAGTACACGCCCACGTAGATTTCAGATCCACTCTCTGAATCCTGAATTCTTTCGCCGCAGCCGCGCTCCGCGCCGGTTTGATGAAAAACTCCAGAACGAACTCTATATGACGCAGGACGAAAAGGAACGCCGGGAGCACCAGCCTTGGGTGGTGGCGCGTCAACTTTTCAATAAGGTGGTCCGTCAGCACCGTCATTACGGTAATGCCACATCCGCACGTATCTGATTGATTGCTTGCCCGTTCCGGGCCTTTTGACATGTGACTTTCGTTACCCTCGCGTCAAAAAGAGTTTTATACGAAAGGAAGCATAAGTGACCTGGGACGATCACAAGAAGAATTTTGCTCGCCTGGCGCGAGATGGTGGTTACACCATCGCACAATATGCCGCCGAGTTTAATCTCAACCCAAACACCGCACGTCGTTATCTCCGTGCATTCAAAGAAGACACCGGAACAGCGGACAGCCGTAAGCCAAATAAGCCTGTCAGAAAACCACTAAAAAGCATGATCATTGATCACGCTAATGATCAACGTGCAGGTGATCACGTTGTGGCTGAAATGGCTGAAAAACAAAGAGTTAATGCTGTTGTCAGTGCCGCAGTCGAGAACGCGAAGCGCCAGAATAAGCGCATAAATGATCGTTCTGATGATCATGACGTGATCACCCGCGCCCACCGGACCTTACGTGATCGCCTGGAACGCGACACCCTGGATGATGATGGTGAACGCTTTGAATTCGAAGCTGGCGATTACCTGATAGATAACGTTGAAGCGCGGAAGGCCGCGCGCGCTATGTTGCGTCGGTCCGGGGCTGATGTTCTGGAAACCACTCTTCTGGAAAAGTCTCTCTCTCATCTCCTTATGCTGGAGAACGCCAGGGATACGTGTATTCGCCTGGTGCAGGAAATGCGCGATCAGCAAAAAGACGATGATGAAGGTACTCCGCCTGAATACCGTATCGCGAGCATGCTAAACAGCTGTTCCGCGCAGATAAGCAGCCTGATCAACACCATTTACAGCATCCGGAATAACTATCGAAAAGAAAGCCGGGAGGCGGAAAAGCACGCTTTGTCTATGGGGCAAGCTGGCATTGTTAAGCTGGCATACGAACGAAAGCGTGAAAATAACTGGTCAGTGCTGGAAGCAGCTGAATTCATTGAGGCGCATGGCGGGAAAGTGCCGCCCCTGATGCTGGAGCAAATCAAAGCCGATCTGCGTGCTCCTAAGACCAATACCGATGATGAGGAAAGGCAAACAGCCGTCGGTGGCCCTTCTCTTGAAGATCTGGACAAAGTTGCGCGAGAACGGGCCGCCAACCGCCGCGCCGATGCCGCATTGTGGATTGAGCAGCGTAGGGAAGAAATCGCCGATATCGTTGATACAGGCGGTTATGGAGATGTTGATACTGAAGGTGTATCAAACGACCCATGGCTGGAACAAGACCTGGACGAAGACGAGGAGGAAGACGAAGAAGTTACCCGCAAGCTATACGGGGATGATGATTAATGGCCAGAAGTTGCGTAACGGATCCACGTTGGCGCGAGCTGGTGGCGCTATATCGTTATGACTGGATTGCTGCCGCTGATGTTTTGTTCGGCAAAACACCTACCTGGCAGCAGGATCTGATTATTGAGTCTGTGCAGGAACAGGGTAGCAAGACATCTGTTTCGTCTGGTCACGGTACCGGGAAATCAGACATGACTTCTATCATGATCATGTTGTTCATAATCATGTATCCCGGTGCCCGCGCCATTATCGTTGCGAACAAAATTCAGCAGGTAATGACCGGTATATTCAAGTACATCAAGATAAACTGGGCTACTGCCACCAGCCGTTTTCCATGGCTTGCTGATTATTTTGTTCTGACAGAAACCGCTTTCTATGAGGTTACTGGTAAAGGTGTATGGACTGTAGTACCGAAGGGCTTTCGTCTGGGAAGTGAAGAAGCTCTCGCCGGTGAACACGCAGATCATCTTCTGTATATTATCGATGAAGCCTCCGGTGTCAGTGATAGAGCTTTCGGTATCATCACCGGTGCTCTTACCGGACAGGATAACCGCATCTTATTGCTGTCACAGCCTACACGCCCAAGCGGCTATTTCTACGATACACACCATAAACTGGCCAAGCGTCCTGGTAACCCTGATGGCGTTTATACGGCGATCACGCTTAACAGTGAGGAATCACCGTTGGTAACGCCAGCATTTATCAAAATGAAGCTGGCGGAGTACGGCGGGCGTGATAACCCTATGTACATGATTAAGGTACGCGGCCTATTCCCTAAATCACAGGATGGCTTCCTTCTTGGACGTGATGAGGTTGAACGTGCAACGCGGCGGAAAGTCAAGATTGCCAAAGGATGGGGCTGGCTTGCATGTGTGGACGTTGCTGGTGGTACGGGACGGGATAAGTCCGTTATCAATATCATGATGGTGTCCGGCCAGCGAAATAAACGCCGTGTAATCAACTATCGAATGCTGGAATACACAGACGTTACAGAAACGCAGCTTGCCGCCAAAATTTTCGCAGAATGTAATCCTGAGCGATTCCCAAATATCACCATAGCGATAGACGGCGATGGCCTGGGTAAAGCAACGGCGGATCTGATGTACGAGTATTATGGTATTACCGTACAGCGTATACGCTGGGGTAAAAAGATGCATAGCCGTGAAGATAAGAGCCTGTACTTTGATAAACGTGCTTATGCCAACGTTCAAGCCGCAGAGGCCGTAAAATCTGGTCGTATGAGACTGGATAAGGGTAATGAAACTATTGAGGAAGCGTCGAAAATCCCTGTAGGGATTAACTCCGCAGGTCAATGGAAGGTGATGAGTAAGGAGGATATGAAGAAAAAACTCAACCTGCACTCACCAGACCATTGGGATACATATTGTTTCGCTATGCTGGCGGATTATGTTCCCCAGGATGAAGTGCTTAGCGTCGAAGACGAAGCGCAGGTTGATGAAGCTCTGGCATGGCTTAATGAATGAATATTTCCTCTAATAAATTGTGTTTTTTAACTACCGATGTTACATTGAGCCTGACCTCTTGCGCCTTGAGGCATTTTCGGTTTATGCTTATCAGGCACCTCATTAAAACGGGTGCCGGGATTGGCCTCCCGCTTAAGTCTAAGGCGATACAGACGCCGCTCGCGTCTTTTTTTTGTATCGGCGTACACGCACACCTCTACAATGGTGGGCTGTATGGGGCTACCTTCGGGTAGGCTGGTTACCTTGGACGCCAGTAAGGCCAACTCCGTACAGTCCACCGCCAGCAAGATTGGTCTCTTCTGCGGTGGTTACATACCAACGTCTAAGGAGGCTGCCAATATGGCTACTATCCCTACCCCAACTCATCCTGAATTTATCTGGCGCTTTTACTCCTGCCAAAAACGTCACTATCACTTCGTTATTGCACCGACAGAAGATGAGGCCCGCTCTCAGCTTCCTGACGCCCCATGTATTTTCTCTGCCCGTTTTTCCACTGATTCACGCAATTCTCTCAGTTACTGGTGCCTCCCTGTTAACGCTTCTGCTCAGGAGGGACTATGAGAACATCGTTAGTTA